GCAGTATAAATCAATTGATTATACTGCCTTTATTGTTTTTATTGGAACGCTATTTGGAACAGCTAAATACTATTCCTTATTAAACGTGTATAAGTCGATCAATAAATCAGCGGTAGTATCATCTATATTTTGTGTATCTAAATTAGATATATCTAATTCTTCAAGAGTTGTATTATAAACCTTCGAAATTCTTTCTTCTACATAACTCATCCATTTCCAATGAGAATTTTGCAATGCGTAAAATATACGGGTTTTATCAATGTGTGATTGGTAGTTCATACCCTCATAAGATAAAACAGTCTCTTTCCAATCAACAACCATCCAAAACAGGGTATTAAAATGCTCCCATTTCTCAAAAACCTCTTTAACCGGTAAAGTAACAGTAATAACGTTCTCTGATTTTTCAACAAGAGAAAATTTATCTGCTAGCTTTATAGCATTATTGTATCGTGGAGATGTGGATTTTCCGAAAGATAGAGTTAGCATAGTTAATCTTCTTCTAAACTTATAAATCGCCCAGTTACTCCTATCAGCTCTTCAGAATAATTATAAATATCATCTAACGAATTTATTTTAAATTTAACCTCCTTTTTGTCATCTCCAATAAATGCGATTTGCCAATTAGAAGGTGAATTCAAATATAAACGACAAATCGTTTTTCTATTATTATCGTCAACAATTATAGTAAAATATGCTTGGGCATCTCGATAAAATATTCTTTCTGCCGGAAATATTTTTCTCAATATAGATTTTATGATGTAATAAGACTCCAATTCTTGTTCTGTTGTAATTACCTTATTGTCATCCTCACTGATTACAGATTCTTTCAATTCTTGTTCTACTTGTTTTTCTTGGACTGATTCCTCTGTATTTAATGCCGTCTTCAACCTATCAGATATTGCATCGCTAATTATTCCTGAAATAGATTTCTTTACAAGTGGAATAAACTGATCTATTATTTTCGAGGTTATCATACCTGATAATATTTGTTTTACTAAATATTTGGTAAATTCAGGACTAGGATTTGTAAATTCTTGATTCAATATAGATTTTAATTCACTTGTATACTTTAACTCACTAGCAGAACTCAAAATATCTTCTATATCAAAATATGCTTTATGGAATTTCTTAATCTCCTCTATTTGAGTTGATTTTGCATCTAGTAAATTCACTTCAAGAAATGGCTTTTCGTCCATCTTATTTGGAACTTCCAAGTCAGTATAAAATTTATAAATAATACCATTTGTCAGAATCCCAAATTTTGCATTGGTAACATGAAAATATCTCAATAATTGATTATCATATAAATCTAACCTACTATTCCAATATTTACACTCAATCAATATACTGGGTTCTCCATCTTTAAAAATAGCATAATCAACCTTTTCTCCTTTCTTTATACCTATATCACAAGTAAACTCAGGAACGACTTCTAAAGGATTAAATATATCGTATCCTAATGATTGAATAAACGGCATGATAAATGCATTTTTTGTAGCTTCTTCCGTTTTTATGCTATCTTTTAGTTTTTCGATCCTTTCTGATAGCTGTTTAATCTGATCTTTAAAATCCATAGTGTATAATTTTTATAAAGTTTTTTGGAATATATTTACATGATTATTTTTTATTTGTGTTACAATTGATCTCTCCGTAATTTCCCTGCAACCTTATACAGAAACTTAATATCATCTATAAGAATATCTCTATCAGGAAATTTTCGCCTACCATCCGGATTTACTTCTGTATTATAAGAGGTCATTGTTACATACTCGTCTCCTCTCCCACTCTGATATATATTTTTAATATATCGATCTTCATTAGTTATCACTACATAGCATTGACCAAAATCAAAATCATTTCGTCCTTGAATTAGCCTCACAAATATTACATCTCCTGACTTAAACCGATCATACATACTATCTCCATAAACTGTTACACCATAGCAACCATCGAATTTTGGGATATTCACCCATTCAATAACTTTATTCTCATCACCCTCTAATCCTATGCCATGACCGGCACAAACTCGTATATCAAGAATTGGCTGACCTTGTGATTCCGTTTGCGAAAATTTGAGAGATACACTACTATCTCCAATATCTTTAGCAAGAGATTCGAAATAATTTTTTAGTTTAATATAATCTTCAGTTTTAGGCTTATGCGAAGTTGTTTCCCATTTTGCTATCTTGTCTCTAGATATGCCTGTTTCGTCAGCAACCTTTTGCTGAGACTTATTAAACTTATCTCTTAATTCTTTTATATTAAGTTCCATCTTATCAGAAGTTAAAAATGTGAATTAATTCACATTTTATATATTTTGTTCTATATTTGTATTCATCTATGTTTTAATATTTATTTAATTATTTTCGCCATGTTTGACAAGATTAAAAAAATAAGAGATCGGAAATTAAGATTGAAAATTGTAATGTTGATTCTTAACTCTAAGTCTACTGATATAGATGTGAGATTAGTATCTCAAGAAGCCGAATTTATCTTATCATACATAAAACATGGCGTCAAACGTCCATTTTCCTAAGGTTTTATAGGCAACGTTATAGGAATAGAGAATTTTACACTGGTATATGATATTGTATTGTTCTCTATTTTTTTATCTATGCCAATACCAGACTCTTTAAAGAATACCCCTATAGATTTCTTACCTCCCACTTTTTCGGTTTCTTCTAGACAAACATTAAATTCGACATTCACAACTCTTACTCCTTCAAGCCCAGATCCAGATGGAATCATTATATGATCGCCACCTTTAATCCCGATTGGGTTAACACGTCCTGATGTGGTGTTTTGTTCCTGCAATTTAGCTACAGCATCTGTTATATTTTCAATCGTGCTCTTTACAAACTCCTCTAATTCCATACCCTACTATTTTAACATTAAAGCTAGCACACTATTAAATAAAGTTAATCATGTGAATAAATTCACTTATATAAATCAAATTGTGAATTACTTCACTATATTTGCATTGTGGTTATGTAACAATACACTACAAAGATAAAATTTTTAAGCAGATAGAAGCAATAATATATAAATATCATTTAGGGTATGAATGGGACAGTAATATATCATGTGTTATCAGATGAAAGCCTTGATAAAAAGCTTAAAGAGCTCCTATTAACTAAAGAAGAATCTTTAATTGAAAGGTTTCACGGTGTGATAGTACCTTCTTCATGGGTATGTAAAATACATAATGTGAGTGAGGCTACTGTAACACGATATGTAAAAAGAGGTTTATTGCCGGTTATTGAACGCACTTCATCAAGAAGTAACCTACAATTCAGATTATCTGATATCCTAAAAACAGATTTCGACAAACTACGTAAACTTATCTAGCCATGACAACAGAGGAAATACTTTGGAATGCTGCTTTTGAGAGAGTCGAAGAAAAAGATGACTCTTATAACTATGATGAAGAACGGGCAAAAGAACGCTATTACGAAGATAAAGACCTATTTGAACATTTCGCTGAATTATTTAAACCTAAAGCTTTATGAATATCGAAAAAGAAGAACGCAAAATGAGAAGATTAAACTTAGCAGTCAAGATCTACACAATAATAACAGGTACAATCATAGCAGGTCTGATCTGCTCCTTAATAGATAATCTATGAAAAAGAAATTGATCTCACCAATTATTACACTATTGAAGGTATTAGCTATAGCGGCTTCAATAGTCATAGCTTATATCATTATGCTGATTGTCACTGCACGCATGAATAAAGGCGATAATCTTACTGAACAGGTTGAAAAGGCAAATATTGAGAATTATCATAGATCCCAAAATAGGGATGTAAAATTTGCTGAAGACATAATCGGCTATTAATGCCAATAGGGCGGTTAGTATTCTTGGCTGAAACATTTCTGAGGTGCACCAACGAAAAGAGGACAGTTCGATTCTGTCACCGTCCACATTGAAAAGAGATTTTTGACATATTGAGACGCATTCGAAGCAAAGTATGATAGAATCGTCTATAAATAAAAAGCTCTATATGGGTAGAGTAAAAGCACGCTTTAAAAAGCTAAATGACTTCGGGGTATGGTGGAAAAGTAACCCTGTGCTAAATGAATATATTAATTCATGGCATTGCCATGATAACAATATATCCCGGTGTGCGTTGGTTCGCTATCCGGGAGCAAATTTTTGAAGGGGTAAAGGAGTAGTGGCGGAATTGGTAGACGCTAATGAGATAACGTAAGTCTTAGTATCGAGGTAGAGAGGCGTACAATGCCAAAGATAGCGATTACGCGAAGAAGAAACATTGTAGCTCCGATACATACAGGTTCGAATCCTGTTTACTCCACAATATGCCTTTAATAGGTATGTGTAGTTTTGTAAAGTTTGTGTTAAGTAGAGCGAGCCAGTCTGTGACAGATGTAGCTCGCTTTTTTATAATTGTTGTTAAGCTTTCAATTCTACGACATAATTATTGGAATAAAAAATAGCGTACAGGCGACCCCAAAAGTAAGTCAACCTGCACGCACGAATCATTAATATACAAATATATGAAAACATTACAAATCACAGATCAAGAAGCAAGGAAGTTGTATAAAACTTCGAATGATGAATGGAAAGGAATTCTCGAAAGACATTACGGTAAAAAATTCTTTTCTCAGGACGTAAATGACAGAATTGATGGATGGGAAGATATGATGGCAGAAACAGGACGTCCCGATGTACCTGAGTTTGTTGACCTACCGGAAGATTTAAGAGATCACTTTCAAAAATACTATAGAGTCATTGTTATGAATGAAGCTTATAATCAAGGCGAAAAAATGGATATCTACAATACTAATATTTACAGACATTTTCCTTGGTTTCGTACAAATGGCTCTGCTTCGGGGTTCGCGTTCGGCGGTGCGTTTTACGATTACTCGCTTGCGAGTGCGGGGTCCGGTTCCCGCCTTGCTTTAAAAAGCGAAAAGTCGGTAAAGGTTATTGGGACTAAACACATTGATATTATGCGTGAATATTTAGAATCATAATTTATAATACTAAAAATCATCACAATGAATACGAAAAACTTAAAGAAGCAACTAAGCGAAAGGCTTAAAACAGTAGAGGATGCTTATAAAGAAACAGGCCGTCCAAAAATAGACTTTTCTTTCTATCCTGAAGATTTAAGGGTAAACCGTGAAGCTGAGTATAATGTAATAGTTCTTATTGAAGCTGCCCGAAAGATTGAAATCGAGAACGGCTCGGATGAAAAATTAGATTGGACAGACTACAGTCAATGGAAATGGATACCCTGGTTTAGAATCTCTGCTTCGGGGTTCGCTTTCGCCTTTACGGATTTCGATTACTCGCGTGCGTTTGCGGGGTCCGGTTCCCGCCTTCGCGTTTTAAGCAAGATCACATGTGAGTATCTAGGTGAAACTTTCCTTGACATCTGGGAAAAAGTTCAGCTCTTCTAAAAAATAAACAGGCTGTTGCCTTTTTGTTCTGGCTCTGCTTCGGGGTTCGCGTTCAACGATACGAATTACGATAACTCGAATGCGAATGCAGGGTCCAGTTCCCACCTAAGCTTAAGATATAAAAATAAAAGACAAGGCCTAACCTCTTGGTTGAAAATAACGATTCAAACGGTGCTGGTAGAACTTATTCGAAAGCTCCTATAAGAAAGCAAAGGCTGATATAATGAAACGGATAGGAAACTTATATGATAAAGTTTACGAACTAGACAATTTATATCTGGCATATAGTAATGCAAAACATGGTAAAAGCAAGACATATGGTGTATTGTCATTCGATAAGAACTTAAGTGAGAATATCCTTCAGCTACAAAAAGAGTTGACTGATGAAACATACAGAACGTCCGAATATGATGTATTTACAATTCATGATCCGAAAGAACGGATAATATACCGGTTGCCTTTTCGTGACAGGGTGATACACCATGCTATTATGAATGTATTAGAAAATATTTGGACTTCTGTTTTCATCTCTCATTCTTATTCAAGCATTAAAGGTAAGGGTATTAACGGGGCATTAATCCACTTGAAGAAAGCTTTAAAAGATAAAGAAGGTACATTATATTGCCTAAAAATGGATGTGAGAAAATTCTATCCGTCGATTGATCATCAGGTAATGAAAATGATTATCCGAAAGAAAATAAAAGACAGAAAACTACTTAGTCTTTTGGATGGTATTATAGAATCAGCTCCGGGTGTTCCTATAGGAAACTATTTATCGCAGTTTCTGGCAAACCTGTATTTATCTTACTTTGACCATTGGCTAAAGGAGTACAAACAGGTTCCGTATTATTTCCGGTATGCTGACGATATGATCATTCTATCAGATAGTAAAGATTACTTGCATTCTTTAGAAAAAGAAATACATGATTATTTAAGAAACAATTTAAAACTAGATATTAAAAGCAATTACCAGATATTTCCGGTAGATGCAAGAGGTATCGACTTTGTCGGCTATGTTTTCTTTCATGATCATATTCTGATGCGAAAGCGAATAAAGAAAAACCTATGCAAACGGGCATCAAAACTAAACAAACAAAAAATATCCCCTAAAGAATATAAGATAGGTATATGCTCTTATCTCGGATGGGCAAAACATTGTAATTCTCGACATTTAATCAGAAAGGTTATTAAATATGAAAAAGTTCTCAGACTTTGGGATTAATACCCTAGATAATAAAAATGTATTTCCAGTACCTAAGATATCTATCACGGATGTCTTAAACTGTGAAATAGAAATTTTAGACTATGAATCAGGTGTAAAAACCTCTCATGGTGAGAATAGATATGTTGTTAAGATAAAAAGTGAAGGTGTTGAAAGTAAATTTTTCACTAATGCAACTCCGATTAAAGATGCTTTGGATAAAATTCCAAAGAGTGAGTTTCCATTCACTGCTACAATAAGACAACAGAAATTTGGTTCTGGTAGTGGTAAAACATTTTATCTAACATAACTTTTGAATATTAATATCAAATAATAAATATATGGTACGAACAATTGAAATGAAAGAAGGTGATACCATTGTAGGCCTGTTCAAAAAACTAAAAAAGCCAGGAGATATTCTCCATGTAAAAGATGAGATACGGCGAAAAGCCCGATCTATCAGTCAAGAAGCTACAAGGCAAAATAAATATGCTCGTATGCTTAATGAAATTAGTCAGCATGAATTAAAGTATTCTGTTATTGTTACCGAAAAAGAAGGATATACAACAATTCGATATGTTGACAACACAAAGGTAGAATCTGTTTAATATCCTGTCTAACACACGACAAATGGACAGGGTATTTACAGAACTTACAGAAAGAGTGGATTTTGTTTCTCAACAGTATGCTACAGGCATGGAGAAACAGGAAATTGCAGACAAAAACTTTAAAGCTTTATGTACAGTAAATAACCAAATAATGAAGGCTTTTGAAGTATTAGGCATCAGAAACAGAAGCGAACTCTCAATACTCTATGCTAAGCGAATAGCAATAAAACGGGCTCGAATTTATATAGCTCGAAAAGTAAACCTTCATGAGTTTAAGCAAGGAGTTATGGCTTTGATCTTATTATTTACAATGTCATATGATATATATATAAACATGACAGATGTATATCAAATGAATACAAGATTTAGTATCGAAAAACAAGCAAAGAGATCGAGACGCTCTGATTTGGAGATAGAACCTTTAATTGTATAATTCTTACACACGATATATTTATGGAAACAAAAGAAACTGAAAAAATGAACTGGGAGTTACCGGCTATAGATTTGCTAGAGCATCCTAGAGTTAAAGAATCTTTCATCAATGTATTAATGAAGATTCACGGCAAAAGTGAAGGTGATGCCGAAATGATCTACGAAAAGGAGTTGCTGTATTCTAAAAAGACAATTACAGGAAATAATGAATTTGCGATATGCACTGGTATATCTCTATATAGTGCATTCTTGGAAATAGCGACTACCGGATTATCTATTCAACCCGGTAGTAAATCGGAAGCTTTTTTGCAATATCGATATGGAGGCAATGTTGTGGATCCGAAAACAGGAAAAGAAAAAAAAATCAATGTCGCAAGTTTTGTTATAACTGCTTATGGTGAGTTGAATATGAGGATCCGTGCAGGCCAAATCATTCGAATGAATAATCCTCAGGTTATTTATGAAGGTGACAGATTTCAACCCAAAACCAACGAACAGGGAGTTTTGATTGTAGACTATGCGCCTGCCATCCCTCGGAAAACAAATCATATTATTGGCTGCTATGTGTGTATTGTCCTGCCAAAGAATCAGTATGACTTCAAATGGCTGCTCGAAGATGATATACAAAGGCTTGCGGGATACAGCAAACCCAAAGTAACTGATAAAAATCCTAATCCAAAAGCCGCAGTTTTGTATTCTTCTAATAACGGACAAATAGATCCGGGATTTCTGGAAGCTAAAACGATCAAACACGCTATGCGAGCCTATTCAAAACTTCGTGTTAGCGACACTGTTTCTTTTGAAGGAGATGAAGAATATGAAGCCCCTGCAAATATTCAGTCTTACGCACCGACTAATAATCAACCAAATGAGACTACACCACAGAACGGAAGTGTAACATCTGTTATAAATGATAGCGATGAACCCTGGTAAAATAAATAATTAATTCACACGACAATGGAAGAAAATAATACTTCACTACAAGTACAGCAAAATACTGAATCAGGCGAGTTTAACGACTTGCCTGTTATTTTAAATTCTGCACCTGAAATACTCATGCAGAATCAAACGAGCAAGTCGAAAGCAACAGAAGTGTATCTGACAATAGAAAACCTGATTGCTGATAATGGAATGTCTGACTTTTATGATAGTGAACTTGCTAAATTCGTTGAAAAAGGTAAAAAAACGATTACTGCGATGAATGAGAGGCGAAAACCTGTCACTCAAATGATTGATCTTATCAAGAAGGAATTTACTTCGATTGAAAGTGACCTCAAGATAGTAGTTGATAAGGCTCAGAATAGGCGAAATATTTACGCTACTGAAAAGATGAAGATGAAGCAAGAAGAAGATCGCCAAGCTCAATTAAAAATAGCTAAAGAGAAGGAGATTATAGAATATCGTAAAGCCTGCGAAATTGCCGTTTCCTCTTATTTTGCTGAATGTGCATCAAAAATAAAAAAACAGTTTCTTGAACATTTCAATGGCTTAACCCTCGAAAATGTAGATAAGGCTGGATTTGAAAGTACCACATCGAATTTTGACAATTATTTCTACGAAGGAGTAAATTTTACATTTCCGGATAATTCTCTTTTAGATAAAGATACTCTGGGATCTATTAGACGAGAGTTTATAGACGCTGATTATTCGTCTCAGAAATCTCAATTCAAATCTGAAATACAATCTCAGTTGAGAGAATTAGTCGATAAGATACCCTCTAAAAAAGCAGAACTTCAAACACTCGCTTTGGCAGATGCAGCAGAAACAGAACGTCTGCTCAAAGAAAAAGAAGTCAGAGAGAAAGATGAAGCTGATCGCATTGCTCAAGAAGCGGATAATAAACGCAAAGAAGCTGAAACCGCTGCATCCGTAAAAGCGGCAGGTGAACAAGCCGCGGTATTAGTAGATGCGCAAGTTGGATTATTTGGAGCACCTAAAGTAGTTGAATCTTACGAAATTAAGTTATCAAACATTGCCGGTTATCTCATGTTAGTTCAATTTTGGTTTGAAAAAGAGGGTAAAGAATTACCTCAAGATAAGTTCGAAAAGTTCACTTTTGCTCGGGTAAAGGCGTTCTGCGAGAATTACGCTAAGAAAAACGACGAGTTTATCAAGAATCCTGCAATTATTTACGAACCAAAATACAAAGCAAAATAGCCAATAAGATGGATCCTTATTACTCATTACCCGATGTTTCAAATTCTGATTTATCGTGGTTAAAACAACAGCTATACCCTCGTGATATGCCGGATCCTACCAATGCTTATAAATTCGGCTCTCTGATAGATGCAATGATTACCGAACCTCAAAGGGTTAATTACTTCAATCGAACACTAGATGATATTCAATATACTGTAGATGAATTCAAGCTAGCTGAAGATATGAAGCGAGCCTTCTGGAGAGATGATTTTTGCAAGCTAATCGCTGAAAAAGCAGATGGTCAAAAAGTAATGAGAGAATATAAAGCCTTCAATTTTGAAGGTTTTTCTTTTTCTCTTAATACCCGGTGTAAATGGGATTTATGGCGTGAAGATTGGAATTGGGGCGGTGATATAAAAAGTACGACAGCTGAAACGCAAAAGCAATTTGAAGAAGCTGCAAGGTACTTTGATTATGATCGCCAACGTGCATGGTATATGATGATCGCTAATTCTGACCGTGATGTACTGATAGGTATAAGCAAGAAGAATCTAAAGATATTTCGAATAAATATCACCCGTGATTCTTCTTTTTTTAAAGATGGATTTAATAAGTATAACGAACTCGCTTATAGACATTATTTAATGTTTGGTGAGTGGAAAAGAGAACATTGATATGGATATACAAACTTATTTGAAAGCCCAAAACATTAGGGAAAATTCATCTAAAGCTAGTTCAGCATTTAAAAAACTTGGTGCTGGTCTTTGCGAGGTCTCATTTGGAGATATAAAAATAGTTCCAGATAAATTACTGACCTCAAAACTACTTAAAGCATTGAGTGAATATGTGGAAGAAAAAGAAAAGGAGTTTGAAAAATTGTAATATAAATGCTTCTACACATCCGAACCCCTAAAGATAAAGACAAGGTTAAAGCCTATGTAGATGATCTGAAAGCGGATAAAAAATATATCGTAGAAGTCAAAGTCGCAAGAGAAAGACGGTCCATTGATCAGAATGCTCTTTACTGGCTTTGGCTTTCTTGTTTGATGAATGAAACCGGAGAAAATAAAGATAATCTACATGAGTATTTCAAAACAAAGTTTTTGGGTGTAGATGAACGCCAATGTTTCGGACATCATTTTTATCTGCCAAATACCACAACTAAGCTCGATACACTTCAATTCAAAAATTATTTAGATCGAATACAGGAGTTTGCAAGTGTTGAGCTTGGTATTACCCTACCCGACCCCAAAGATCTTTATTGGGATGAATTCTATCAACAATATAAAAATTTCATTTAAAATTTAAACTTATGAACGATTTAGAAAAAAGTCAGTATGAGACTTGTCAACGCAATTTGGAGTATTATTTTACAGATGATGAAAAGATGCAGATGTCTCAACAATTAGCAGTTGAAACTCAAAACAAACGCAGACTTGAAGATCAAAAGAAAGCTGTGACATCCCAGTATGGTAGCCAGATCAACGAAAAAGCTGAATCAATTAACAGCCTATCCGACAAAATTGCAGCAGGTTATGAATACCGTAATATTGAATGTACCGTTCAGTGGCATACACCCACTAAAAACAAAAAACTTATTACCCGTTCTGACACAGACGAAAGCTTCGTTGAGAATATGACTGAATACGATCACAATCTATTTAATCAGTATCAGGAAAAACTTCAAGAAGAAGCCGATGGAGCTAATGAGTTTGACACAAACGAAGTTCAAACAGATGAAGAACCGGAAGCGGAACCCGCAGAAATGGACGAATCCGAAACCGTCTATTGATGAAACTATCAGGAAATATCGAGAGAAAGGTTCTATATTCTGAACTTCACAAAAAGCTCAAAGAAGTAGATCGGTTCACAATGCCGGAAGTACCTTTCTCTCATTTCTTACCTACAAAAAGAAAATTCCGGGCTGACTTCTTAATGCCTGTACTTAAAATTATTATAGAGGTTAATGGCGGTCAATTTACAGGTGGTCGTCATACAAGGGGCGGTGACGGTTATGAGAATGATTTGGTCAAAATAAACCTCGCTCAAATTCACGGATATAAGGTACTTCAGTTTACCTATCAAATGCTAAAGCGAGGAGAACACCTGAAAGTATTACAAATGATAAATAACACGACGTCATCATGCGTAAAATTATAGAGACACCTAGAGGTTTTAATATTTTATTCGACTATAATCAAAATATAGTAAATGATATAAAACTTATACCTGGCAGACAATTCAATTATCAGGATAAATCATGGTTCGTACCGATATCGAGTAGATCGTATATTAATCAGTTCGCGAAAACTCACCGATTTCAAATAGGAGATAAACCGGCTCCAAAGCCTATCTCCAATATGAGAATCCCTGAAATGCCAATACTCGAACAGGATATACCTTTGAAACGTCAACTATTCGGATATCAACGTCAAGGTGTTGCTTATAACCTAATTCACAAAAAAACAATTTTAGGAGATGCGCCGGGGCTTGGAAAGACGGCTCAGGCTATAGCGACTGTAATTGCAGCACAGGCTTTTCCATGCTTAGTGATTTGTCCTTCTTCTCTTAAAATAAACTGGGAAAGAGAGTTTGATATGTGGGGCAATCATAAAGCCACAATTCTATCTGATAGCATCAAGGATACGTGGGATATGCTTTATCAAATGCGATATGCTGATATATTTATCGTCAATTATGAAAGTCTAAAGAAGTATTTCGTAGCTGAAATTAAACAGCCTATCGGTGAAGATGGAAAGAAAGTCCCATTACGGCTTAATCACATCAAGTTCAAATCAAAGATAAAGTTATTTAAATCTATTGTATGTGATGAGAGTCACCGAGTGAAAGATATCAAAACTCAAACAACAAAGTTTGTTAAAGGTATTTCTGTTGGAAAAGAATATGTATATCTGCTTACTGGTACACCTGTCGTTAACAAGCCAAATGATTTAATATCCCAACTTGGGATTTTGGATCGTATGGAAGATTTCGGAGGTTATAAAAATTTCGTTTCATCTTATTGCGATAGTAGTGATAGATATCATGAACTTAATTACCTGCTAAAAAAGAATTGCTTTTACAGAAGAGAGAAAGCCGATGTACTAAAAGAATTACCTGCTAAAATGAGACAGATCGTTCTTTGCAACATCACTACTCGTAAAGAATACAATGACGCCTTGGCTGATTTGGAAGATTACCTGAAGCGTTACAGACAAGCTACGGATACCCAGATCCAGAAGTCCATGAAAGGAGAAATCATGGTCCGTATAGGAATACTCAAAAATATTTCGGCTCGTGGTAAAATCAAAGATGCAATCGAATATATCTCTGATGTAATTGATTCAGGCGAAAAACTAATCTTATTTACCCATTTAAGAGAGGTTCAGGACATGATAAAAAAATCATTTCCGGCTGCTGTGACTATCCTTGGAGATGATGATACACAAACTCGTCAAGCTAATGTCGATAAGTTTCAGAAAGATCCGAAAGTGCAGTTAATTATCTGTTCTATCAAAGCTGCCGGTGTGGGTATTACTCTAACCGCATCAAGCCGTGTCGCTTTTCTCGAATTACCATGGCATCCGGCAGATTGTGAACAATGTGAGGACAGAGCTCACCGGATCGGACAGGTTGATTCTGTCAGTTGTGTTTATCTCCTTGGAAAAGACACGATAGACGAACATATATATGATATTATTGATAAAAAACGCTCTGTATCAAATGCGATTACCGGGGCACGTGATGATGTTGAGATGAGTGTACAAAGTGGAGTTATTAATTTATTAAGTAAGAATATATAACCAATAGCTGTAAATAATCCTCTTTTGAGGTGGTATTTGTGTGAGAGGTCGAGTTTCTCACCAGTTACGAAGAGTATTAACCAATCGGGCCCGGTTAAACTTACATTAAAATGGAAACTAAAAATAAAGAGTATGTAGAATTTCTCGAAAATAAAATAGTTATAGCAGAAGAATATGGTTTTGAGCCGGATGGTATTATCGGAGATTTATTACCTCATGCCAAAGCTATCACGCAATGGTGTTTAAAAGGCGGTCGTCGTGCAATTTTCGCATCATTCGGACTAACTAAAACAGTTATGCAACTTGAACTGGCTTACCAATGCATCCGCAAAGAGAATAAGCCTTTTCTTATTTGTATGCCATTGGGTGTTGTTGGTGAATTTAAGCGGGATAATAAAGAATTCTTTCATTCGGAACTGGATCTTGAGTATATCACCGATACTGACAGCATAAGTAGTTACGACGTAAAGATATATGTTACCAATTACGAACGTGTACGAAAAGGAGATATCGATCCTTCTAAGTTTTGTGGGGTGTCTTTTGATGAAGCATCTATTCTCAGGAATCTTTCTACTGAAACGACGAGTTATGTACTTACTTTCTTTAAAAAGATACAATACAGGTTTGTTGCAACTGCAACCCCTACCCCGAACGATTATATTGAGATTCTCAATTATGCTGACTTTCTGGGAGTAATTGATCGTGGGCATGCTTTGACACGCTTTTTTAAGCGAGATAGCACAACGGCCGGCAACCTAACCCTTTATGAAAACAAAGAGCAGGAGTTCTGGCAATGGGTATCTACATGGGCTGTATTTATTAATAAACCTTCTGATCTCGGATTCTCTGATGAAGGCTATAATTTACCTAAGCTTCATATCCACGAGATAGAAGTTGAATATCTGACTGATAATGTTATTCTCAATAAAAAAGGTGAACCTGTTCTATTTAAGGATAATACCAAGAGCTTAGTTGATGTAAGCCGTGAGAAATCGGAAACAGTAGAATTAAGGGTTAACAAGGCTTTAGAAATTGTAAGCAAAGAGCCTGATAAGAATTGGATTCTATGGCATCACAGAGAATCGGAACGCACGGCCATTGAGAAGAAATTTAAAAGTTTTGATCTTCGTTCGGTTTATGGTTCTCAAAAGAATCAGGACAAAGAAGATTTACTTATCGGTTTTTCGAATGGTAAATACAAGGTACTTTCTACTAAGCCTGTTATTGCGGGATCCGGATGTAATTTTCAGCATGTATGTCATAATATGGTATTTGTAGGAATAGACTACAAGTTCAATGATTTTATACAGGCCCTGCACCGTGTATTCAGGTTCAGGCAGGTAAATGAAGTACATGTTTACATCATTTATACCCAAAATGAAAGGGAAGTATTAAAAACTCTCTTTGAGAAATGGAGAAATCACGTAAAGCTTCAGGAGAACATGATTAACCTGGTTAGAAAATACGGGTTGAACTCAAGTAAAATTACACACGACATGAAAAGACAAATATTTAATGGCCGTCGATCACACAAGGTCGGTGATGCGATGGTATATAATGATGATACGGTAGTTATACATCAGGAGATGGAAGATAACCGCACAGGGATGATTCTGACATCAATACCTTTTGGTGATCACTACGAATACTCTGATAATTACAACGATTTCGGACACAACAATGGGAATCAGGAATTCTTTAAACAAATGGATTATCTGACACCAAATTTACTTCGAACATTAAAGCCCGGTCGGATAGCTGCGATTCATATTAAAGACCGCATCCGGTATTCTTATCAGACTGGAACGGGTTTTACTTCTATTGAAGACTTTGCTGCGGATGTATCTTACCATTTCAGAAAGCACGGATTTATTTTAGTAGGTAAGATTACCATAACGACCGATGTAGTTCGTGAAAACAACCAGACATACCGTTTAGGTTGGAGCGAACAACGTAAAGACGGTACTAAAATGGGAGTTGGTCTACCTGAATATGTATATCTGTTTAGAAAAATACCTACTGACAGGTCAAATGCCTATGCTGATGATCCGGTAGTAAAGAAAATCGATGAATACCTTCTTTCTCTTTGGCAATTAGATGCACATGCTTATTGGAAATCTAACGGTAACAGGTTTTTATCGTATGATGAACTGAAAACATTCGAGCCTAGTACAATCTGCAATATGTGGAAAGAGTTCGATAAAACGCATGTGTATAATTTTCAGGAACATTTGAGGGTGTGTAATGATCTGATGGAATCCGGCCGGTTATCTAAAGAATTTATGATGATCCCGCCTACATCTTCGAATGATCTTGTTTGGACGGATATTAACCGGATGAATACACTCAATGCCAATCAGGCTAACCGGAAGAAAGAAAAACATATTTGTCCGCTTCAGCTTGATATTATTGAACGTTTGATTAACCGGTTTACCAATCAGGGTGATACGGTAGATGATCCGTTCGGAGGTTTATTCTCAACTGCTTATATGTCTCTTAAGATGAAGCGAAAAGCTGTATCTACTGAGTTGAAGCCTGAATATTACGATGATGGGCTTTTCTATTTAAAGTCGCTTGAATATGAATTAAGTATGCCAACCTTATTTGATATGATTGATTATGAGACGAAATAAAGAACAAATTGAAGCAAGAATAAAGGAGATACACAGTTATCTCCTTTGTCATAATATGGCCGATATGAGTAAATCTGAGTTTTGGAGATCGACGAATGAACTTCATGTACTGGGTATTATATCCGAAAATAATGTAGTTAAATCTTATCGGGTTGGTAATTATATGGATGGATATAAATTGATGAAATGATGGATAATATACGATTCCTATATATAGATCTATTTTGCGGAGCTGGAGGTACATCGACAGGTGTAGAAAATGCCCGTCTGAAAGGGGAACAATGCGCTAAAGTAATAGCATGTGTAAACCATGATGCCAATGCAATAGCTTCACATGCAGAAAATCACCCTGAAGCTTTACATTTCACAGAAGATATAAGAACGCTGGATCTTACTAAAATATGGTTATGTATTAAACTTAATAAAATACAATATCCAAATGCAAAAATTGTTCTTTGGGCTTCTTTAGAATGTACAAATTTTAGTAAAGCAAAAGGTGGCTTACCCAGAGATGCTGATAGCCGTACCTTAGCGGAACATTTATTCAGATACATTCATAATCTTGAACCGGACTATATACAAATAGAGAATGTAGAAGAGTTCATGTCGTGGGGAGATCTTGATGAGAGAGGAAAACCTATTTCTTCAACTAATGGAAAGCATTATCGCAGATGGATAAATGAGGTCAAAAAATATGGCTACAATTTCGATTATCGAATACTTAATGCTGCTGATTATGGTGCATATACAAGTAGAAAGCGTTTTTTTGGAATATTCGCCCGAAAAGATTTACCTATTACATGGCCAAGTCAAACTCATAGTAAAACAGGTACAAAAGATTTATTTAATAGTCTCCTGAAATGGAAACCTGTAAAAGAATGTCTTAATTTCTCAGATGAAGGTGAGTCTATATTCGGCAGAAAAAAACCTTTGGTAGAAGCTACTCTCGATAGGATATTATCCGGACTTATAAAATTTGTAGCAGGAGGAAAAGATAAGTTTCTATTAAAATACAATTCGATGAGCCAAAATGGGAAATATAACGCTCCTGGAATTGAGGATCCTTGTCCAACAATAAGTACTCAAGGTCGATTACAGTTAATTTCGACAAAATATTTAGTCCAATATAATCAAAGAAATGACAGGGTTAAATCAATCAATGATCCATGTAATACGGTTACAACCAATAATAGGTTCGGTTTAGTCCAAGCATTTTTGTGTAAACACTATTCCGGCCATCCTGATAGTAAGAATATAAGTATAGAAGGACCCGCCCACACAATTACTGGAGTAGATCATCATTCTTTTGTCAATGCTACATTCTTGACAAAATATTATTCAGGTAATCCCGATCAAATGATTTCAGATATAAATGATCCGGCAGCTACTTTGAGGACAAAAGATTGTCAGTCATTAGTAACACCGTCATTCCTTTCTGCATATTATGGAAATGGTCACAATCACTCTATTGAAGGTCCATCGCCGACTGTAACAACTAAGGATAGGTTAGCTTTTGTCAGTCCCAAATTCTTATGTTCATACAACTACAAAGATGAACCTAAAGATTTGGAATCTCCATGCCCTACAGTATTAACCAAAGATCGATTTTCTCTTATATCCCCATTTTTCATGAACAACTATTCGGGTGGAGGTCAAATAAGTTCTGTCAATAAACCATGTCCAGCAATAATGACTAATCCCAAGCAGAATTTAGTACAATGTCATTTTGTTGACCAACAATTCGGACAATCGAAGGCCGCAAGTATCAATAATCCATTAGGAGGAATAACGGCAAATCCAAAATACAATCTTGTTACTTGCCGTAACTGGTTAATGAATACCAATTTCGGCAATGTAGGTTCTTCATTAGATGAACCTTCGCCTACTGTCACAGCAAACCGAAAATGGCATTATTTAATGGATGCTCAATATAGAAGGATAGGAAAAGACATTGAAAGTCCATGTTTTACCTTGATTGCAAGAATGGATAAAACACCTCCATATTTAATCGAAGCATCTACAGAGCAAAAGCATGCACCTTCTTTCATCAAAACTATTGATAATACTATTATCTATGAAATATATAAAGATGACTCTCCCAAAATGAAAGAAATAAAAGAGTTTATGGCGATGTATGGTATTCTCGATATAAAAATGCGAATGCTTCGTATTCCTGAACTCAAAATGATAATGGGATTTCCTAAAGATTATATTTTGATAGGTACTCAAGCCGAGCAGAAAAAGTATATAGGTAATGCCGTAGAAGTTAATATGGCTCGTGTAATATGCGAAGCCAATGCCCGAAAATTATACAAACATCAAATGGCTGTTGTATGAAAACAATTAAAGATTATACAAATGAACAACTTAGATACGGGATAGCCCGTTGCGAGGCTAGATTGTCCGGTATTCTTCCTTTTGGATTAATGCGTAATGAGACAATGGTAAAAGAAGCTCTAAAAGAATATAGAAATGAGCTTCAAAAGAGAGGTCAAAACGAATTAGATTTCAAATAATGGATAAGGGATTTATAAAACTAAACCGTAAAAGCTTTGCTCATAAATTCTGGACAAAAGCACGGGTACTTTCGGAGTTCGAAGCGTGGATAGATTTAATACAATCAGCACGATATGATGGAGCCGTAACAATTGAGTACATCGATGGTCGGGAAATAAAATACGGACGTGGTCAATATCCTGCATCTATAAGATTTCTTGCTAAAAAATGGACATGGGGAGAAAAGAAAGTTCGGGCGTTTTTGGATGAATTAAAAAAAGATGGATCTATAACGACTGATTCTTCCCAAGGGATGAATGTGATAACTCTCTGTAAATTTGATAAATACAATTCGACAGAATATATCGAGGACACAGCAAAAGACACAGTTAAGGACACAGATATATCTATGATATTAAAAGAGTTACAGGAATTAAAGGCACAGATAGGAACACATCAAAAGACACAGATAGGGCACAGCAAGGGCACAAATAATAAGAAAGTAAAGAAAGAGAATAATAATTCTATTAAAGAATCTCCTAACGGAGATAAGAAAGAAACAGAAGTTTCTTCACCCACTCACCCCGATTTTGAAAAATTTAATGAATGGATAAAGAAAGCTGCTCCCTATTGCAGCAACACTAAAAATTTCCCATCACAAATTACAGAAAAGGAGTTTTTTAAACTAAAAGAAGATTATACAAGCCGGCAAATAGCAGATACAGTGGAGCAAATCGAGAATCGTAAAGATTTAAGAAAACGTTACACAAATCTATACCGGACTGTATTAAACTGGGCTAAAAAGGAATATGGAAAAAACAAAATACAACAAGAAAAGCCAGCACAAACCTATGTTATCCCCGATTAATCCGGATATAGGTTTTGTTCCTCCTCAAGCTTTAGAGTTGGAAGAAGCCGTTCTTGGTGCCATTCTGATAGAAAAGGAAGCATTCTCTTTAGTTGAAGAAATACTTCTACCGGACGATTTCTATACAGATCAGCATCAGATTATTTTTAATTCTATTCGACGGCTGAACAAGGAGAGTAAACCTATTGATATGATGACTGTTGTCGAATCTTTACGAAACGATAATAAACTCGAAGAAATAGGAGGTCCAGTGGCAATTGCCCAATTAACCGAAAGAGTAGCTTCTGCTGCCCATATTGCTTTTCATGCTAATATCATCAAGCAAAAATCGATAGAGCGTAAAGCAATTCTTATTGGCCGTGAAATTACACAGCAAATCATGCTGAATTCTGATATATCAGATGTTCTTTTCGGATTTGGTAAGAAAATTGAAGAACTGCAAGAGGCTTTGATTGGTAGAGCAAATGGAGATCATGTATCTGTCCCAATCAAGAAAGCACTTGAAGAAATGCATAATCGCATAAAACTTGCGCGTCAAGGTATTAGATCGGGAGTCAATACTGGATTTGCAGACTTAAATAAATATACTAATGGCTGGCAACCTGGAGATCTTATTATTGAAGCCGCACGCCCTGCCATGGGTAAGACGGCCGTAGCTCTACAACATGCTAAATCAGCGGCTCTGCAAGGTATACCGGTTGCATTTTTCTCTCTGGAGATGTCAGATGTAAGTTTGGCAAATCGCTTAATATTGTCTGAGGCTAATGTTGATCCTGAAAAGTTTAAATCAGGATATCTATCGAATGAAGAAATCGATTTAATAGAGAAATCCGCTGGCACTCTATGGAAATTACCCATTTATGTGGATGACAATCCATGTGCATCTATGGGATATATCCGGGCTAAGTGCCGTCTGCTTAAAAAGAAAGGCCAATTAGGTTTAATTGTCGGCGACTATTTGCAGCTTGCCGAAAATGACGAAGAAAGCGGAAGCCGTGAACAGGAAGTTGCAAAGATGTCACGTACGGCTAAGAAAATAGCAAAAGAGCTTGAAGTGCCTTTTATTCTGTTATCCCAGTTAAATCGTGGAAATGAATCCAGATCTGATAAGAAACCTCTATTATCAGATCTAAGAGAATCGGGAGCTATAGAACAAGATGCTGATATGGTAATATTCATTCACCGACCGGAGTATTATGGTATTGAAGTGACTGATAAGAATGGAGTTAAAGAATCAAATTATGGAGAACTAATTATAGCTAAACACAGAAATGGAGCTACTGGTACTGTGAAATTCAAACATAATATAGGTATGACTAAATTCTTTGATTATAACTACAAACATGAAATACCTGTATATGAAATTCAATCGGAGAGGTTTAGTAATGATGTCCCTTTTTAAACATGATTCTCTATACATATCAACCAGAACATATATAGAAAAACCAAAATTTTATACATAATAAATCCAATAAAATTATGAAAGGAATATGTTTTATACCACCATTGCATGGCAAAACGGTCAAAAAGATAAAAATTCAGACAAGAAGAATCGTTGCTTGTCCGCCAAATGCTTACGGTGGTTTGCAAGCTCATTTAAAGGATGGAAAGGTTATTCGTATTGTGGCTCTCGATGAAAATGAGAGAAGCGAAAAGAAAGACGGTTCAGAATGGTTAGTAAAACCCAAGTACAAAGTTGGAGATATTCTCTATCTCAAGGAACCATATAAAATAACCCATTCGCATAATATCTGGTATGTCAATTATAAGTTTGATGAACAGAAGATAGAACTTCCATTCTCCTGGGGACACAAAGGATTAGAAAAATTGTGTATTCAGCAGGAAAAATCTAAGTCTGGTTGGTTGAATAAACTATTTATGCCTGCTTGGTGTGCCCGTCATTACATTAAGATTATAGCTGTAAGAGCCGAAAGATTGCAGGATATTTCTAATGAGGATTGCTTTAAAGAGGGAATTGCTCCGGCAATATCAAACAATGAACTATTTGTGAATGGTTTTGATTATTTACTCTTTTTAACTCCTCGTGAAGCTTACAAAGCTCTTATTAATTCGATTGATGGCAAAGATACTTGGGATAACAACCCTTGGGTATGGGTGTATGATTATGAACTGATCGACAAACCTAATCAAAATAAATAAGAGCAACCCCACACGACTAAGGTTACTCTTAATATGTAAGCTCCGGAGAACTTACCGATATATCACAAAGATAATGTTTTATTTAATATATCGGAGCAATGGAAAAGACAAAAACTGAAGGTATACTTCGAAAAAGAATTGATGATATTGAAGAATATCAAAAACAATTAGATAAGCTTCGAGAAATAGAAAAAGTAGTACTAAAATCGGAGCTGAAAGATATATCAACCATCTATACTATTTATGATTGGACATTCGAGCTCTGTAAAAACAGAGACGATATCAACACATTGCAATATAACGAAAAACATTACTTTCTAATCGTAGCTGCCCTGCTTTATTCACCTCGAATATTCGCAGGGCAATTTCTTGAAAGAGGTAAACGAGATTCGATAGCGGAGGTCTTACAGATATCCCCTTCTCATGTTTCAAACAGTTTACGTTCTGTTTGTTCGTGGTACAGGTTTTACCGGGATTTTCAGGTATCACTTGACTACCTTTATAGTGAGATTTTATTCAGAATTGAACTGAATGGATTAAGATAGACCGCGGGGTGTTAGCAGTTGGTAGCTTGCCACTTTGACTTGGTGGAGGTCGTAGGTTCGAGCCCTACCCCCGCAACTAACTGATAAATAAAGGATATATGAGATATACTCGTTAGTTTCGGTGATAAAATATCGTTCATTTTTGGCTGTAAATTATTTGTATATCTCGTCTGTTTTTCGTAAATTTAATTAGAATTCACACGACAAATTTATATTATATGAAGATTCTTACTTTAATTATTAAGCAGAAATTTTTCGATGAGATCATCGACGGGACCAAGACACAAGAGTTTAGAGAGATCCGGCCAAACAGCAATAACAAATATTGTAAATTGGATGATGAAGGATATCCTGAAGAAGAAGATGGTATACTTATCCCCCGTCCTTATGATGCTATTCAATTTTATGTTGGGTATAATAAAGACCGGGTAAATGCTCTTGTTGAAATTACAGGTTCAAATATCGAATTATTGGTCGATGATAAAGGTGAATTTATCGAATATGAACACAAGGGTGAGATCTATACCGCAGCTCAAATCGTTTACGATCTGGGTAAGGTTCTAAATAAGAATGTTTAATCCTTTAATTTATTTAGCTGAGTCAGAAGTAGACAAAGAAGAACATTAAATGCTACAAGCGGTTACCGGGGTGGTACCCGTGCAGCATCAACCAGTTCAGGTGGTGCAGTAGGTAGAGGTGGTCAGTTTATCAGCAGAAGGCAACGTTATGGAGACTTGCGTCGATCATTTGGTATGTCATCTGGTTAACACAGATAAACAGATCACTTTATTATTTATCAAAAAATCAAAGCTGAGTCAGTAAAATCCAAATCGCAAATAGAATAATTGAAACCGTTAGTCAAAAGGCTGATCGGGTTATTTTATTTTACTCATGTGGTAAAGATTCACTGGCTTTGCTTGATTTAATGGCACCTTATTTCAAAGAGATTATTTGTGTGTTCATGTATTTCGTGAGAGATCTTGAACATATAAACAGATATATTCGTTGGGCTGAATCGAAATACCCAAACATTAAGATACTTCAAGTTCCACATTGGAATTTAACTTATATATTTAGAGGTGGTACATATTGCGTACCCAATCCCAAAATCAAACTTCTCAAACTTGCAGATATAGACGAATCAATCAGGTTGCAAACAGGCATTAGTTATTCATTTTTCGGAATGAAAAAAGCTGATAGCCTGAATCGCAGATTGATGCTGAGTTCATATGGTGATACTCCTATATCCGAAACGAACAAAGTATATCCTTTATCAGATTGGACAAATAAAGAGGTATTGGCTTATGTCAATCAAAAGAATATGCCTATACCTGTACGATACTCAAAAAAAGCAAGCGGTGGTGTTGGTTTTAATCTCGAATGCTATTTATGGCTAAGAGAAAATCACCCTGAAGATTTAAAGAAGATATTGAAAGCATTCCCCATGTCTGAAAAGATTCTATGGGATTATGATAATAAACAAATGCTACAACATGAGTGACCTATACAAACAAAGCGAAACAGTTGTAATCAAGCGAAGTCAGATCAACTTTGCCCCTTACAATCCAAAGAATCATACTAAAGAGCAAATCAATGAGATAAAAAAGAATATCAAAAGAGTTGCTTTTTTAGGCGGTATAGTGTGGAACGTTATTACAGGCAATCTAATCGACGGACATAAAAGAGTTATGGCATTAGATATTCTGAATAAATACGATGGCACACCTGATACTGATTATGAAGTAAAAGTAGAAAAGATTGAACTTGACCTGAAAACAGAGAAAGAACAGAATATCTTTCAAACCCAGTCAAGAACGCAATTCGACCTCGATATTCTATCTACTATCATTCCGGACATTGATTATAAGAATGCCGGATTAACAGGTGATGATTTACAACTTATTGGAATTGACTTCACGTTCCAGACAGAAACAGAACAAAGCATCACCAATGAAATAAACAACCTCATTGGTCCTGTTCAGAATCAGAAAGAAGCCATAAAACAAGCCAAGAAAGAATTGTCTCAAGCCGAAAAGATCGCCCATAATAAAGAAGTCAAAGCTCAGGTGATGCAAGAAGCTCAAGATAAAGCCGAAAATATGGAAGCTTATGTGATGATTTCATTCGAAGATTATAAAACTAAAGCTGCTTTTATGGAAAGATTCGGTTTTGATGCTAGAGAAAAGTTCCTGAAAGGAGAAGTATTTGAAAACATGATTGAACGTGTAGAATAATAAAACTATGGCAAAGCCTAAATATAATTACAAGAGTAAAGAGTTCTTAGATCAGATTGAAAGTCTGGCTAAGAAAGGTTTAACCGATAAAGAAATAGCTTTTTCTATGGGTTTAAATCCGACTTACTTTAGTGAGAAGAAAGAAGCTGTGCCCGAATTGTCCGAAGCACTCACACGCGCACGCGTACAAATCAATGCGATTGTGCGTCAAAAATATCTCTCCATAGGTTTAGGAGGCATCAAAACAAGAACTGTTACTCGCCGGAAAGTTGAAATTGAAGATGGATCATTGATGGATGGTGATGTCATTCAGGAAACCGAAACAGAGCTACCCCCTAATCCGAGTGTATTGGCGCAATGGTTATTCAATCACGATGAAGAATGGCGCAAATCGGTTATTGATGGAAAGAAACTGGATGTTACATCTAATGGTGAAACTGTCGGTGTGCAGTTAGTATTTGCAGATACTCCACTATCCGATAAAGATCTTGAAGAAATAAAAAATATACAGAATGGCAACAGTAGTACAGAGGAAGATAGCACTGACTCCGGTATACAAGAAACTTAATGTTGCCTATCAGTGTAAACGATATAACGTATTTGTCCTAGAAGGCGGCTCCCGGTCAAGTAAGACTCACTCAATATGCCAATTCTGGATAACATACGCAGAAAAAAATAAAGGCCGTAACAAGCGTGTTATCGTCTCCCGTCTTAAAGCGACATGGCTAACAGCCACAGTGGTCAAAGACTTTATTGATATATTGAAAGATTACGGACTGTATGATAAAAAGAATCATAATAAATCCGTAGGAGCTGGTATATACAAATTGTATGATACAGAGTTCTGGTTTTTAGGATTGGACGATGAACAACGTATTCACGGTATGAAGTCCGATGCGTTCTGGATAAATGAAGCGGTAGAAGCCAGCTTCGATGATTACGCACAGCTCATGCAACGGTGTTCCGGTTTTGCTATTCTAGACTATAACCCATCTTATGATGAGCACTGGATATATGATAAGATTTGCAAGCGAAAAAAGACGTGCTATATGCACTCTACCATGCTCGATAATCCTCTTATTCCAGATAATGCTAAAGAACAGATTCTTTCTTATCAAGATACTGAAGAAAACAGAAAGAATGGTACTGTCGATAAGCGTAAATGGGAAATATACGGATTGGGCAAGCGTGCTACTCTCGAAGGTCTGATATTTTCAAATTGGAGTATCGTCAAAGAAATACCTGAAGGCATTATGAAGCGTGGATATGGACAGGACTTTGGATATACGAATGATCCTACAGCTATTGTTGATTGTGCATTCGTTGAAGCAACTAAGACTTTGTATATCGATGAAAAATGCTATTGCACACATATGGTATCAGCAGATATAATTAATAAACATAAAAAGCTGCCTCCAATGAAAGTTATGTCTGAAAGTGCAGATGAAAGACTTGTTAAGGAAATCAAGAATGCAGGGATAGATATATATTCAGTCAAGAAAGGCCCGGGGAGCGTTAATGCAGGTATTTCGGTGATGCAAGGATATAAAATCTGTGTGACAGAAAGAAGTATCAACGCAATCAAAGAATTTAGAAATTATACTTGGCGCTTTGATGATAAACTAAATAAGTTCGTCAATGAAGTACCGGAAGGTCAAGATGATCATATTATTGATGCTGCTCGATATTGGGTTATGGGTGCGATAATGGGACGAATCAAACAGGATATAGATTTAACAGGAGTATTTTATTAATACGATTTTTAATGACAATACAAGAGATATTACAAATAGAAGATATATCCGAAAGAATAAGATATATCAAGCAAGCAAGAAAAACACCTCTACCAAATGTGGATCAGCTCCGTGCAGATTGGGAGCCTGAGAAGCATGATGTGATGGATCCTGAAAAACGTCCGGATGAAATAAAAGTTATCAGCCCGGAAGAAAGAGATCCTCTCACAGGCAAAGTAACAAAAACTGCCATTACGAAGCCAGAACCGGTTAATAGGATCCCTCTACCCTTAGAACAAGATATCGTGAATATTCACACTGCATTTACTGTTGGTACAGAACCGAATCTTACATGTGAGACAGATGATAATAAAGAAAAAGAACTTTTCAAGGTAATAAAAACTATTGACCGGAAAAACAAGGTAAAGTATCTCAATAAACGTGTCGTTCGTTCATGGCTCTCGGAAAAAGAGGTCGCTGAATATTGGTACACTGTTGAAGATAAAAGTTTCTGGAAGTTGATTCTTAATAAAATTAAATCTGTCTTTGGAATTAAAACAAATGCTACACGTAAATTCAAATGCGCCATATGGTCTCCTTTCCGTGGAGATATTCTGTTTCCTTTCTTTGATGATGTAAATGACTATAAAGGTCTTGGACGTGAATACAAAGTAAAGCAGATAGATGGCACTTTTATTACCTATTTCCAATTTGTTGATGACGATAATGTTTATTTGTGGAAACAGGGTGGAGCTTCATGGCAGGATGAGACAGGATATCCATTTAAACATCAATTCGAGAAGAATCCGACAATCTATTCGTGGAGAGATAAAGCTCTGTGTGAAAAGATACGTCCAATAAGAAACAGGCTTGAAACAATTATATCTAATTATGGTGATTGTATTGATTACAACTTCTTCCCGAAGCTTGTTGCGACTGGTGGTATTGTAGGGAATAATCCGAAAGCGGCACGTGGGGGATTAGTTCAGTTAGAAGATGGTGCAGACCTCAAATATTTATCCTGGCAGCAAACACCTGAAGCTGCAAAGCTTGAGATTGATACCTTAACTGAAAGGGCTTATTCTCTCACAAATACACCACGTATCAGTTTTGAGAATCTTCAAGGCCTTGGTAATGCTTTTTCGGGTGTTAGTTTTCAATATGCTTTCATGGGAGCTCACATGGCCGTTGAAATGCATGCCGAAACATTAGGAGAACATTTACAGCGCCGGTATAACTTTCTTGTGTCAGCTATCGGATCCGTTAATACTGCTTATGCGGATGCTGCCGAGACAATAGATATTGATGTCGAGATAGTCCCATATATGATAAACGATATAGCTGATAAAATTAAGAATGCTTCTGATGCTGTTACCGGAGGTATTGCTTCCCGTAAAACAGGTATCATATTAGCCGGATTGGTTGAAGAAGATAATATAGAAGAGGAACTGGAAGCTATAGAAGCTGATGAGAAAAAAAGAAACGAAATGGTAGATTATCCGATAGGATTATCAGAAGAAGAATAAATACAATTTTCTGCAATAATTATATACAATAAATTACAATAATTATTCCAAATTATATAATATGATAGTTATTAAACAAGGAAAGGACATGTTGCAGCATCCTGAATTATTCGAAAAAAAATGCCCGATCTGTGGATGTGTATTTCAATATGAAAGAAAAGACATCCAAATGCAAGGACGGAATGAAACTTTTGTTAAATGCCCGAATCGCAGTTGTGGAAATAAAATAGAAGTATGAACAAGTTAAAATTCAAAGTATCACAAGCTCCATCAATAGGCAATAGCTTGTCAGTGAATATTCGCCCTCGTAAACGGTATATTATTTGGCTATGGCTGAAAGAGTTTGTGAGAGCTATTATCAAATAATAACTCTCATTTTTTCAGTTTATGGGATTAATAGAGAAGGTTTGGGGCTGCAACTCCGACCTTCTTGCTTTTTAACTGTACCTAAATGACGAACTATCATGAATAAATACGATAAGCAATACAAACAAAAGCAACTCCGTATAAGACTAGATTTAGAAAAGATGTACAGCGAAATGGTTGAAGATCTTGTTTCGGCTACATCGATACTGGATCTTCCGCTTGATGAATATGTTTACTTCAAGAATTACCCTACTCTAAAGAAAAAAGCTGATGAACTGATAAAAAATCTCGGTACTAAGTTGAATCTATATATAAATAATCAGCTTTCTAATGTCTGGAGCTTGTCAAATTTGAAGAATGACAATCTAATCGACCAAACATTCAGTAAGTATGATAAAATTGCGACAGATAGCTTAAAATCGCATAATGAAAAAGCTCTGGAAACATTCAGGCAAAGTAAGATTAAAGGTTTGACTTTGTCTGATCGTGTGTGGAGTTCGAATGCAAATCTTAGACAAGAGCTTGAATCAGCACTCAGTGCAGGTTTAGAGAAAGGTCAATCAGCTAAATCTCTCGCTAAAGACATTAAGAAGTACCTGAATAAACCTGATATGAGATTTCGCAGGGTACGCGATAAGTTTGGAAACTTAAAACCCTCAAAGAACGCTCTTTCTTATAATCCTGGGCAAGGCGTATATCGCAACTCTCAAGCTAATGCACTGCGATTGGTTAAAGAGACTATCAATAGGGCTTATCGTGAAGCAGATCATTTGAGATGGTCTCAAATGCCTTTTGTTACCGGTTATAAACTTCGAAATTCTGAACGAAAAGCGACCGTTTGCGATATTTGTGCAAGAATGAACGGAACTGTTTTTCCTAAGTCGCATAAATTCATAGGAATACATGTAGGCTGTCTTTGCACTGCAACGCCAGTCTTATGTTCCGAAGCTGATATGATACGGATTGTAAATGGTGAAGTTGTAGAGGTTAAAGAGCCGGAGATACCGGTACTTTAGTCCGATGAATAATCATCTATCTTTTATCGGAACATTACACAACATTTTCTGACTACATTCACCTTTCAGGTAATCAATAGCAAGCATAACAATAGCTCGTCCCTGATCGGTTTTCAAATCATTGATATTTGTTTTATTATAATCTTTGATCTTAGAATCAAGGACATTGATAGCTTCTGAATATCCTTCCTTTACACCTAGATTATCCAACCGGTTGATAGGTTTATAATCCAACTTCTGTTCTAATATTGCTTTCGTTTCAACTATCTCTTTATCATTCGGGATAGATAACTTTTCGTTTGTCAAAGCTTCAATTTCTTTAAATGTCAAAGCCCGGTCTTCGACAGGTCTAATATCGAACAGATCCTTATTTATCAGGAAGTATTCAGATTCTCCGATAATCCACGATTTAAAATACTTTGTAGATAAATCTTCTATATAAAAGTGGTAATTCACCCCTTGGGAGAACGGATAGTCTTTAATGCTAAAATCGCTCTTTGCGGTTGCAATGTAATTGGGTTTATTCATAGGTGGGTTATTTATAATATTCTTTACCTCTAATATTAGCATGATCCGGGATATGTGAATCTTCCATTATGAACTTTTTGCCACAATTGGGACAAGTGATGGAGTTATCTGGTTCTTGATGGCTAATGAGTTCTGAAAGGCAGACACTTAGAGCATCAGCAATCTTCTGAAGCTGAGATATTGAATTTTTATCATCCTGCTTGATATAATAATATATTGTTTGCCGGTTAACCCCCATTATAGAAGCTAGCTCTGTTACCCCTATATTTTTTTCTTTCATTATCTCTTCTATGCGTATAATATTCATGCTACATACATTTTAATGAGTACAAATATAAAAGACAAATACATATACTACACTATTTAAGGTTATGTAATATGAATACATAACAATATTTAACTTTTGAATCATTGTTTTGTAATATATATGTATTACATTTGTGTCATAGAAATATTAGACATAACTAAATAACAAAAGATATGAAAGTAGCTAATTCAATAAAAGTAAGATTTGTAGTAATTGATACAATTACAGGCAACGAAGTTACAGACCCTTTCAGATTCGAAGGCGAAGCAATTGAGGTAATTGCCGAATTAGAGCAAAATGATAAAGAGGCAGGTTGTTATGTAGCTGACTCTTATAAAGTAGAATCAGTAGAAGTAATATAATAACAACTGGCAGGGCGAAAGCCCTGTACAACATCACACACGATATGAAAGCAATGAATCTTTACGACAGAATAGAATTAGATGTACTGTTAGATGCAATAAAAAAGGCATCACTACAAATATTTAGTGAAAAGGCAAATGTAATTATCAATAAAAATAATTCATTAATCGGCATAAACGACTACGAATCACATCAACATGATGATATTCGCATCGCTCGCGAGATTCTCAATGTCAAAACAGGTTCAGAAAGCTATATAAGCTGTAAGCAGAACCTTAACTACTACCGAGATGGTAAAATGTTTGACGTGATATTATACTCAGGTTATAGAGGTGGTTATAGATTCCATATTGGTTGGACTGTTGATAAAGAGCAAACATTGACTGATAATGGCAAAGAGTTTAATGAATTAATGACAGCACATTTTTAATTATAATCACACACGACAATGAAAACAAAAGAAGTATTAAGATCAGTATTCAAACTCGCTTGGCAATTCGTTAAGCGAAATGGCTTTTCAATGAGTGAAGCTTTACATGTAGCCTGGCAGAATATAAAACTTAGAATTGCCATGAAAAGCAAAATCGTAAAGTTCTACTTCAAAAAGGTAGATGGTAGTTTACGTGAAGCTTATGGCACTCTTCAAGAATCTGTTTTGCCTGAAACAAAAGGCGAAAGAAAGCCAAACGACACAGTTCAAACCTATTTCGATACAGAGGTACAAGAATATCGCTGTTTTAAGAAAGCTAATTTAGTATCAATCGCATAAATATACAGCTATGATAACAAAAGAAGAATTAAAGGCAATTCTACACCCTAATTGGTTTGAAGACCCAAGTGAGCTGATTTTAGATTCATTTGATGAATTCTATCTAGAAGTTACGAATGGTGTTGAGCCAACTGACGAGAACTTTGCCAGCATCGTCAATGCTAATGTTGAGGATTATAATGTGTGCAGGGCACAGAGCAGTTATTGGTATTAATTATTGAGATATGGAAACAATAGACTTTTTGATATACCCAGAAATAGATGGTAATACCGCTAAAGCACAAGCAATAATAGAAAACGGTAAATGCGTGAGTTATAAGCTACTATTTAAAAGCCCGAGAAGATTCTATTATTCATTCATAAACGATGCTGATGAAGCGTTCAGAGAGCAGTATCCTGAATATTATTAAACTAAAGTATATAATCATGATAAAGTTAAAAGGTGAATTAGACTATGAGTTAACCCGTTTGGGGTTAAAGGTCAGTGATGAGATTGCAAGCCATACAACACCGGGCAAAGTAAACGGTGTTGTTAATTTTGATGTACATCATATGGGATGGATATATTCATGTTCTGTATGGCCTGATAATTACGATGTGATAAAATCTGAACAATGACTCTACTCGATATACTTCAAAATAAACCTACCCTTTACGGCTCTATCATGGTAAAGGGTAGTCAAAAGATAGGTTCTTTCAGACCTAAATACAATAAGTATACAAATACAATTCAGTATGCGTATTACACTGAAAAAGGCAATAGAGGTCAGGTCGGTTTTAGTCTCAATACAGGCTATCACCTGTTAAATAAAGGTCAATTATCATTAGATCCTGAAAAGGGTAAAATAGGAAATTATTTGTAATAACTAAAAATAAACAATCATGGCACATCAATTAAAAGTAAAGATTTTCAGCGGCAATGGCAGAGATATGCTTCAAGCCGAAATCAACGAATGGTTATTAAGAGAAACTAAAGATGGTAAATGTTTAATTCTTAACATCCTGCAATCAGAGAGTGATAGAAATACAACAATCAGTATTTTTTATAACGAATACATAAAAGAGTGAGATATGAAAAATAGCCTACCCGAAAAGTAGGCTATTTTACTTTGTTTACTCTAATTCTTTAATTAACGCTTCTGCATACTTTACAGCTTCCTCCGCTGCATCTTTGTAATGATAAGATTTGTTCGGATTTGCAGTTAATATAGCATGGAGTGCTATAGCTGAATAAAACTCTTTCTTGCCAAAATTCATTAATTCTAAAGGTCTAAAATCTTGTTCCATTTTCTTTAATTTTATTTAAACAAGATGCAATAGTATAAGAAAATATTTTAATTTACTGCACTTAATACGAAAACTTATCGACCTGTCAATAAGTAGTTTTCTACCCACCTTTCGACCTACTCACAAACAGAATTAAAACTGTTTATCCCCTACCCTCAAAATACTTCACACCCCTGCTTGTTATCTGTAACTTAGCTTAAAATAAGTTTAACGAATTTACAAGCAATGAAAGAAAAAATCTTCAAAGCATTTAAAGACGCAATTCTGATCGGAGGAAAAACCTCTGTGTCAGATGATACGATAAACATTTATGTTGGTCTTATCGACGCTGAAAAAATCACCGACGAAAGCCAGATAGCAGAAGCTATTAAACCGTTTGTTCCTGCATTAAAAGCAGTACAAGCGAATATTAATAGTGTTGCTGCTACTTCAACTTCAACTAAAGAATCCGAGTTGAAAACGAAGTATGAAAAAGAAATCGAGGATTTGAAAAAATCAAAACCCGATACAACAAAGCAAGATCCACCTAAAGATGTACCTGAATGGCAAAAAGCCATTGACGCTTTGACAAAAAATGTCGAAACATTGACCGGTTCATTATCTGCTATGCAAGGAGAAAAACTCCAAACAACCCTATCGAGAAAACTTGTTGATTCTATCAAAGAAAAAAACATCCCTTCATACTTTGCTAATCCCGCCATTTCAGGACGAACTTTTAAGGATGAAGCTGAAGTTGATTCTTTTGTCGAAGATCTAAATTCTCAATGGGCATCAGCTAAACAGGAACTTGTTAATAACGGATTCAAAGAAACTGTACCTCCAAGTGGTGGAGATAGTGAAGTCAAAGAAGTTGACTCTTTTGTCGCAACCATTACCGCCGGTACTGAAAAAATTGTCGAACAAAATAAAAAGTAAATTATGCCTCCTGGAATAAAGTACAATATGCCCCCCGAAGTCGAAAGAGAGCTTTGCAATGAGCAGACTATCTATCGAATGATTGGAGGTTTTAACTGGGATATTACCGGTTTACCTGCGGGCTATAAGATTCCTTTTCTAGCACCGATCAAAGTAACACACAACCCGCAGAAAGCCGTGTTGGTGAAAAATGTAAAGGTTGTTGAAGTTGCTGCCGTTGGTGCCACTTCAATAAAAATACAGAAAGGAAGCCTTATTGAAAAATCATTCAATATAAGTGATGGAGAGAAAGTAATATCTGTTGGTTCTGATGCAAATTCCATTGATACGTCCGACGAATCTTTTGATCTTATAACTGTATCTGCTCTTGAAAATGCAATAGAAGAAGGTCAGGTTTTAACTGAAGCTACTTCTGCAACTGATCCTACACCTAAAAATGTAGCTAACAAACTGAATTATGAACGCAATAAAGTCGCTGTAGCCGGACAAACTCTTACGGCAATCGGTCAAGTGTTCGAGATAAAAGAGAAAGATCTATATCTCCCAATCTCTAAATGGGATAAAGAAGCCTTGGGACATTTATTCATGTTTATTTAAAGAAAGGAGGATATATGTTACTTACTATTGATTTATTATTGAGCAATCCGCAAATTGTAAAAGCGGTAATTGACCGATCTGTTGTAACAGCGACAGAAGCCGACCGTGTACATTGGCGTGATTATCTGGATTACGATCAAGCCAATCCGGATGGAACATTCAAAACCTTCATAGGAAATCAAACAGGGGTTGTTGTTGGTACATTCATTGATCGATATTCAAATAAACCTATTCGTAAACGTCATTCTTTAGGTAGTGGCATCGGAGAGGTCGCTTGTTTGGGAGATGCGTATCAAATGACTAACGAACGTTTGGAAAAACTCCAAATTTTGATTGATACATATAATAGAACGCCCAATGCTACTGTTATCAATGAGATTGTTGACTTCCTTGTAGATGATCTTCGTCAATGTACTCTAGCCCCACATAAGGCTTTTGATAAGATGAATGCAGATCTTCGTTTTACGGGTACAGCAAAAGTATCTGCTAATGCAAATAACGAAGGTGTTACAATTGATGATATCACGATTCCGATTAATAACATCAAAGCAGCAGTCGGGGATAAGAACAATCTGGTAACTTTCATTCGAGACAAAGTGATTAATGCACTACGTCCAAAAGGTTGTTCTTTTGATCGCATGGAGATGAATCTTAACACGTTTCAGAACCGTATTTTAGGATCAAGCGAGTTTAAAGATAAGTATCGTTTGGGTATCAAACAAGATCAAGTCAATCCGTTCACTTTACTTACTCCTGAGCTTATTAATCCTGTACTATCCGTTGCCGGAATTCCACGTATCGTAATCCGTGAAGAATGGATTCAAACAAGTCCCGATACGTCTGTAAATGTTGTACCGGATGATAAGATATCATTCGTTCCTGCCGGTAAGATCGGTCGTCTGATGTGGAAACGTCCTTATGAGATGGTTGATAACGTACCCGGTAAACAGTACACATCTCTTGAAGATGGTAAGATGTTTATTGCTTCTAAACGTACAGAAGAAGGTCGTTTTATGGAGTATGGAATGGAAGGTATTGTATCTATTGAGAAACCTACCAAAATGGCAATTCTTGACTTGTCTGATTTAGGATGAAAGTAAAAGATTACATATCAACTAAGTTTCAGTCCTTCGGTATTTCATTATCGGAGGCTGACTTGGTAGATATAACCTTGAGTACAAAAATAGATCTTGAAAGTGAGATATCTAATGAAAACAAAAGAGCCGTTGAGATATCTATGGCAGGATTTATTCCTGCTCTGCTCCTACGGGCTAATTGGTCTCAAGGAGATATGTCTGAATCTTATAATTCTCAAGGTGTAAAAGATTACTATTCATACTTATGCAAGTTATATGGACTTAAAGATCAATTATCACCTAAACCGACCGTAACATTTCGATAATGGACCGTTATCCCCATAAGCTTTATAAAGTAGTCGTTACAGATGAAACAGAAAATGATTACGGTCAAACAATACCTGGAAATAAAGAATTTGTTTTTGTTAGTAACTGCTATGAACAGGTTAATGGAAGTGGTAACGAAATAAGGCTGAGTAATGGATCTATGTATGTCTTTTCTTCTCAAATCTTTTTACCTCAAGGTGTCGAACAAATACTATCAGGTACCCAAATAGAGGTAAGGGAAAAAGACGATAAGACTGTAAGGCTTCAAGGCGAAGTAAAACGTCCAAGCGGTAAAGATGTAAAACATTCCAGATTATGGGTATAAGACCTCAAAATAGAAGTAGCCGGGATGATGTATTCAGAGCAATTGAAGAAGCTAGAATTCGAATGGAAAATAAGATACTTCAAGTACTTCAATATATTGGCGAATATGGACTAGCTTATGCCCGTGAACATGGAAGTTATACAGATAGAACCGGTAATCTTAGAAGCTCTGTCGGTTATATTATCGCAAAAGATGGAACGACTAAAGAGAAAGGCGGATTTAATCCGAACGCGAATAGCGGAACTGAGGGTGAAGATGGTGCACAAGACGGACTTCATTTTGCATTAGAGCAATTAAAAAGCTTTTCATCCGGATATGTCTTGATATTCGTTGCAGGTGAAGTATATGCTCCTTATGTAGAGAAAAGAGGTTATGATGTTCTAAAATCAACAGAAGCGGAATCTAAAGCAATAGCTAAACGCTTATTTAGTCAATTCAGTAAATGAAAAATATCGTAAATACAGGAATCATATTATCAGCCCGTAAGTTTTTATTACAGGAACTAGCAAAGCCTGATATTGCATTGTCCTCTATGAAGATATATTCTCTTATTCATCCGAATAAGAATCTACCTGATACTTTCATTCTGGTTAAGACGGTTGGAAGCTTTCTTGATATTGGTAATGTAGATGTAGATGGTACACTCGAAGTTTGCATCTATGCTAAAAATATTCAACAGGATGATGATCAAACACAACCTGATTTATCAACACTGGATAGTCTTGTAAAAAAGATCATGCCAGTACTTAATGATGCGATATTCGATGATACAGCAATCACCTCGATTGCTCCTCAGTTGGTCAGTGATTCAACTAACAGATATTTTTATTACTCACTCATATGTGAAACAAAAAGTGTTAAATCCTAAATTTTAAAACAATGGCAGAAATAGATTATGGCATAGAAGAAATAGTATTTGCTCCATTAGCAGCAGATGGTGCATTTCCAGATTTCGATACAGATCCGGACAGAATAGCGATTCAAATGATAGATATCGATTCCGTTGAACCAACCGAAGAATCTAACAGTAATGTAGATATTGAGTTTGAAAATGCAGATAACTTGCGTTTACCGGGAACTAAAGGAGTTAAAACCATAGTGTTTACAACATCGGATAAATCAAATACAATAGCAAAATATTTCAAAGGGATGAAAGCAGGTACTGCTAGTTCTGATGATGAAGGCTGGACAGTTGAAGATCCCGATCATGATGATACTGAAACACTGGCAATGCAAATCAAGACTAAAGCTCTTGGTGCATATCCGGCTAAAATCAAACAGTATACTCCTGTATTAGTTGAAACTAAGGAAACAGGATCTATCGGAAAGAATAACCTCGGTAAGTACACCTTTACTGTTACACGTCAGCCAAACTACGATGCAGCAGGTAATAAGATCAGAGGTTATCGGGAAAAAGCCATCTAAAACCATAAAAGGCGTCAAAATACGATGCCTTTTAAAATATCGCGGGATGTTGTAATGGTAGCATTTCAGGCTCATTACCTGAAGATAGAGGTTCGAATCCTTTTCCCGCCACTAATTCAAATTTATTGATTATGACTGAAGAAAAGAAAGTTATTGAAGTCCTTGAACAAAGGGAATTCTCTATACAGTTAGGAGGTGAAACAGTATATCTGCGTCCTGCCACACTTTCTGATATGCAACAAATAAGTGCCTTAACTTCTGATCTTCCAATACCTGAGATTTATCCACAAGGGACACCTGATCATATTGCATTACCTCCTGTGATAAAAGAATTGAAATATTCTAAAACACTGGCTGAGATCATTTCTATATCAGCAGTATATAAGTCTAAGCTTAAGTTTCCCAAATGGATAAAAAGCATTCTTAATAACCGAGCTAGAAAGAAAGTATTTGAATTAGCTTATAGAGAAGCTTCAATCAAAGAGATTCATAATGTTACAGGACAGCTATTCCTTAATTCTCATGTTTTTTTTTATCAGGATTGTATCACTATCCTGAAAGGAATCAATCAGATAAAACCGACGAAAGAGACAGATCAGACAGCCCTTGGATGATCGAATCGGTTTTCATGAAAACATACCCCGGATATACACGGGACCAGATCAGGAATGAACTAAGCTATGCGAATATGGTACAACTCTTAAATGTAATACCTCCATACAGAAGTAGTTCAAATGATACTAAAGGTCAGACACCGAGAAAAAATACAGGACAAAAGCAAAAATACACTCACTTTGAGCAGTTTAATTTTTAGCGAATGAATACAGGTTTAGGCTTTAACATAACAGCAAATGATCGGGAGTTTCTTAATGCTCTCAATAGATCAGGACGCGCGGTTAACACCTTTTCAAATAATGTTATCTCTGAAGGTGACAGAATTGAATTGATGTTTAACAAGATGTCACGTGCAGCTGGCATGTTTGGAATCTCATTCGGAGTAAAAGAACTTATTAGTAAAACTGTTCAGGTACGCAATCAGTTCCAACAATTAGAGATTGCTTTTGGTACCATGTTGAAGAGTACCGAAAAAGCAACAAAGCTGATGTCGGAACTTCAAACATTTGCTGCAAATACTCCTTTCGGCCTTGAATCTGCATCATCTGGAGCTAAACAGCTGATCGCTTACGGATCCAAAGCTGAAGATGTCATTAAAGAAATGACTATGCTCGGAGATGTGGCAGCCGGCACCGGTCAGCAAATAGGTGATCTTGTTTATCTGTATGGAACTCTTAGAATGCAAGGTCGTGCCTATTTAATGGATATACGCCAGTTTGCCGGACGTGGAATTCCTATTTATGCAGAACTTGCAAAAGTACTTGGTGTCGCTGAAGGTAAAGTTAACGAACTTGTCTCTGCCGGAAAAGTAGGATTTCCAGAAGTTGAGCAAGCCTTCAAGAATATGACAACTGCCGGAGGTATGTACGGTGGCCTGATGGCTGAGCAATCTAAATCCATCGGTGGACGTTGGGAGGAACTAAAAGACAATATAGATGCTGTATTCAATTCCATAGGTAAAAGCAGTGAAGGTATTATCTACTCATCTATGGATGGGCTTAATCTTCTCGTAGCTAATTATGAGAAGCTGGGTAAAGTATTACTTGCTTTAGTTGCTACTTATGGAGCATACAGAACTGCAATAATTTTGAATAATGTTATAATGAGAGTGCAAGCTGAGATGGCACTACAAGCAGCTTTAGCAAATGCGACATTAACAACTTCTCAACAATTAGGAGCTGTTGCTTCTAGACAATGGAGTGCGGCATTATCTATATTAAATAAAGTTATGCTTGCTAATCCTTATGTAGCTGTCACTGTTGCTATTATTGGCTTAGTAGCAACTATGTGGGCTTTAAGAGATAGCACAACGGGAGCAGAGAAAGCACAAGCAGACCTAAATAAAATAAAAGAAGAAGCTGCTCAAAAAGAAGAAGAACATAGGAATGAGATTGAGAAATTAATTACTTCATCAACAAATCAAGCTTTAGCAGATCTCGAACGTACCGATGCACTTGAGAAATTAAAGCAAAAATACCCTCAGATATTTGCAAAGTACGACATTGAGACATTGAAATTGGCGGATATCCTATCTATAAAAAAACAAATAGCTGAAATTGATTCTGGAGAAAAAGTAAAAACAAATAAATCTGATTATGATAAAGCGAAAGCTGAAGCAGATAAGGCTACAAAATACTATAATAGTCTCAAGAATACTAATGCTGCATGGCAAGGATATGATATAGCTCTTGCTGATGCTAAAAATAAAATGGATTATGCCAATAAGATTTTAGAAGATCATGAATCGAAGGTTCAGAACGATCGAATAAACTCTTTTATATCAGGCATTAATAAAATGACCGATACTCAGATAAAAGCTGAGTTAGCTGCACGTCAAAGGCTACAAGCAGAGATGCAATATAAGGATGCAAAGTTAGGAACAACCAAAGGTGGAGTTCTTGATGGTGATTTTAATGCTGACCAGATTAAGCAACAAACTGACGCTTTAACCGCTGAATTAAATAAAAGAAAGCTTCCTGTAAAAAGTTACATCGAATGGGAAAAACAATATAATAGTGATCTGAAGATATTACAAGATAAAAGAAAAAAAATAGAACAGAATGATGCGAAGTTAAGTGAAGATCAACTAAAAAAGCAACTTGAAGATATAGATAGCAAGATAAAGGCTAAACAAGACGAAATTAAGACTTTGAAGGGTAAAACTTCAAAGCAAGAAGATGCTGAAAATAAAAAGAATATAAAAGATGCCGAAAAAGCTCAAAAAATCTCAAAAGAAGAATCCGATCTTCGTAAAAAGCTAACCAATGAAGCTATCCAGGCTGAATTAGATAATGAGCAAGCTCTACTCGACCTGAAAAAAGATTCTTATGAAAAACAGTTTGAACAGAATGACCTCAATTACCGGAAAGAACTACAAAAAATAAAAGAGTTCAATGACGAGAAACTAAAAGAGCAGGCTGATTTCATCGAGAAGTTTGGTAAAAAAGCTCTACCTGAAGAACTGGAGACTAAGTATATTGATGAACAAACCAATAAAAAAGAAGATCAGGCATATGCATCATGGAGTAACAATTCTAATAATATAGCTAAACTACAACGTAAGGATGTATTTGATGATGCTTTGGAAGAATATCGAACATTTGAAGAAAAGCAAAATAAGATAGCTCTAAAATATATCGATCTCCGGGCTAAAGCTATGGAATCTGGAAATCTCCAATTGATTGAAAATCTAAATAAAGCTGAGAAGAAAGAAACATCTGCTCTTAGCCTTGATGATTTTAAAGAAAAGATCAATTGGGAACAGGTTTTTGGAGACCTTGATAAAGTTTCGACTGATGCACTGAAAGACCTTCGCGATAAACTAAGAGAATACTTACAGGCTGCCGGAGATAATATTAATATACAAGACTTAAAAGCTGTAAGTGAAGCGATAGAGGGTATTGACGAAAAACTAGCAAATAAGCAGCCTCTAACCGAACTTAAAGAAGGCTATGCCGATTACAAGAGAGCAATCGATGATGTTGCAAAAGCAAAGGCAAATCTGAATTCACTTGAAGAGAATGATGTTAATTATGTCAAATACAAAAAAGACCTAGCCAATGCTGAAAACGCCAGAGTTGCTGCCCTGAAGAAAATGTCCAAATCCATCAATGACGCAGGACGGAAAGGTACTGAAATTGTCAATGCAGGTAACGATATACTGGACATGCTTAACGATTTCGGGGTGGAAGTTCCCGAACAATTCCAAAAGGCTCTCGAGGGTGTAGGGCAAATGATGTCAGGCCTTGAATCAATTGACCTAACCAAGCCATTCTCTATCATATCGGGATCGGTGAAAACAATAACCGGTCTGGGTAAAACCGTAGCCGGAATTTTCGGAATGTTCGGAGGAGGCGATAACAAACAGTACATAAAACTAAAAGAGCAATACGACAGGCTCAATGCGGTTTGGGACCAACTTATCGATAAAAAGAAAGAATACCTATCCATATCCTATGGAGAAGAAGCTGTAAGGGTTGGTAAAGAAGCCGAATCCCTGGTCGAAAAAAGCATTGAGTCTTATAGGAAATTAGGTAAATCTTTTTTAAACTCCTTTCAAAACAAAGGAGGAAAGTCGTGGGGTGTTCGCCAGCAAGGAAGGATCGATAGTGATGACTGGGCAGATTTGGAGGCATGGAAGAAAAACAACAATATATCCGATTCTCTTTATAGTTCTGTCACTACGGGAAGAATGACAGGCTTATTTGACCTGACCGCCGAACAGTTAGAAAGGTTGAAGGAGGAAGCCCCTACGCTTTGGGCGAAGCTAAATGATGAAACTAAGGAATATCTTCAAAATATAATTGACGGAAGCGAAAAGATAGAGGATATACAAAAATCTGTCAAAGAGGCTGTAACAGGTATCACATTCGATAGTCTGAAAGATAGTTTGGATGATCTGGTAAAATCAGCCGATACGATATTCAGCGATGTTGGGGATTCATTCAATGATCATATGAGAACAGCTGCTCTCAAATTCACAAAGAGCAGTTACCTGACCAATGCCTTACAAGACTGGTATGATAAGTTTGCCGAATATGCCGAATCCGGTAGCACAGATGATACTTTCGGCTTAACATCCGGTGAAAAGGCTGAGCTTCAAAAAATGTATGAGGAAGCATATAACAAAGCTCAAAGCCTGTATGATTCAGCTTTGGATGCTATGGGTGTCAGTAAAGAAAACTCTGACATAAACGGAATAACCGGTGTAGCGGCATCTATTACTCAGGATTCAGCGAATGAGATTAACGCCAATTTCTATGCCCTGCGTCAATCGGTTAATGATATCCGCAATATCAATAAACAAAATCAGGATTATCTGAAAATTCAGAACGGACACTTGTCGGACGTGAAAGATGCTGTCAATAGCTATAAACAGGTTTTTAACGACCAGCTGGAGTTTCAAAGGCAGATAGCAGCTAATACGGCTGCCACAACTTCTATATTAAGAGAGATCAGGGATAACGGCATATCATTAAGATAACATGACAGGACTTTGGTACATAGACGGAATAGATATATACGCTAAATACGGTATAGGAATATCCAGAGACGGGTTTGGAGGGCTTATTACATTCCCTTCAATTAAAGAACTCTATTATAATGACTGGCCAGAAAGCGATGGCATTGATGTTGACCTTTCAGAAATTAAACTAAATAATGAGGCTGTCGATTTAACTTTCTCATGCGTCACCCGTGACAATGAGAAGATCGATGATTTTATCATATTCCTGACGGAACCCGGATACCGGACACTGTCTTTCACTTCACTTGGACGTTCATATCGATTAAGGTTGAATAAAGAGTCTGCCAGGAATGTAGAGCGTGAAGCTCAGGAGTTCACCTTGCAATTTTATGATGATTTTCCCAGAGACTTATTATTGATATACCCTTATGTATTGGGTACGGAAAGCGGAGATCTGCTTATTACTGAAGACGGTCAATACCTCATCGACATGTCGAATAGTTCTACCTCAGCTATGGGGCATGGTATGAATATGCCTTTGTCAGAGTACCAGCTTGATGGTATTTCATTTTCTAAATATGGCTTAATCGTCAATAAAGGCAGGGCTGAGATATATAAAATTCCTGATCTGAAAACGAATCTGGAAGTGAATATCGGTTCTCAGGATAGTGTTCAGTATGATACATCATTCAATGTATTCAAGAGCAAAGAGGTTACTCTTGAATGCAGCTTTCTGACAAAGAATATAGATATGTTCTGGAATAACTATACCGCTTTCTTTTCGGCTTTAACTGCACCGGATGAAAGGTTACTGGGTGTCGACTATATGAATGATACATTCGAATGTCACTATAAAAGTTCTTCGAATTTTAAGATAGAAATGCACCCATCCTATATTTTATGTCAGTTCAACTTGGTTCTGGTATTTACCAAATCCAGACCGAAGACAACGGTTAAGGTACTGGGTACCGAGGATAAACTGATGTTTGTAACAGAAGATGATAACTTTTTAATAGAAATATAATAATGGCTGATAAATATAAAACGATAAAGATATCGGACTTTCCGGATGGGACTCTCACCCCTGGCCTACTAGTTCCTGCTGTTGATGCAAATAATAATTCGGTTAAAGTTACTCTTGAGCAACTCCAAGGGAACAAAGGAGCAGACGGACATTCGCCTGTCGTAACTGTCGGGGCGAATGGTAACTGGCTTATCGATGGGGTTGATTCCGGTAATCCGTCAAAAGGAGCTGACGGAGAAGTAACACTTGTGCAATTGGCGACCAAAGCTGATAAAGTAAATTCGGAGACTCAAGCCGCCGCTTACTTCAAACCTGCCGTCGATAGCAACGACGGATCGAGCGGAGCAACCGACCTGACAACTGCTTTCCGGGCAACCGAAACAGGGGCTGCAAACGGCTATTTATTCTCCGGATATAATTCCTGGTATTTCAACGGTATCGGTTCGACCCTTACAGGTGTTGGCGTATTCATTCAGAAAACAACATCGACTAATACGAACCGATTTTTAATGATGAAGTTAAAGCCGGCGACAACGTATGAACTTCGGAACGTAAAGACCGGATATCAGGACTTATTTCCGCCAATTGTGGATTATGATCCGGAATCAGCAGCAATGGACTTTACGAAGCGATCGATACCCGATGCTCCTGCTCCTGCTAATAATTTGTGGGTGTATGACAATACCGCCCCGTATCAGAACGTGACTCAACGGCACATGGCATCCGTATTGCTGTTTGCTTCGGCAGCTTCCGGAACTGAACCTGTAACGGGAACAACGGCATATCCGTCGTATGTTGCTTATCCTGAATGGGGCAATCCGTTTAAGTTCACTACTCCAAATGTCGAGTTGTGGTTAGTTGTACCCGTGTTTTGTTCGGATGCAAATTTCTTTACCAATTCAGGAGCAATATTAACGACAAAAATGGACTGGTTCCGCTTCGATATAAGAAATGAGATTGAACTGTACGAGTATGCAGGCAGTAGTACGACAGGTTCGGCGGCGGCTCTTACTGATGTTTCCGGCAATGAATTACAGAGTTTCGATTTTGAAAATGTAGTCAGCGACACTGTAACAAAAATAAAAGGGATATCGAGTTCATCCGGTGGTGGTTCATCGACTACCCTGAAGAATAGATTTGTAACGGATTTAAGGCCTCAATATCCAACATCCAGTGATTTACCTATTGTTCCCAATGTTATTTTAGAGGCGACCGGAGGTTTACCCACGGCAGCGCCAACAACGGGAGGCAATAATCTCGGTTACCTTGACTTTTATTTTGAAGTAGACGGTGACGGCGGATTGTTTTATATTCCCAGCTTTACCAACTACACCACTATGACAGATGGTAATACGTTGATACCGTTTATCATGTATGATGAGAATAAAAAGGAAATACCTTGGGGTGATAAGACACTAGGTGTGCCTATGGCGCCTCCGGCTGTTGTATTTACGCAAACCAATATTCCAAATTCATATTACGCACGGGTGCAAACAGGTTTAATACCCAGAGGCCTTGGATGTAAGTTCGTAAGATTCAATATTGCGAACGTATCTTCGTTCAAGACAACTTACGATCAAGACCTGCCGGAAAAGCGTGATTACAGATTCTGGAAGATATATCAAGATCCTGATAGCGATTCAGGAGAAGAAACCGGACTTGAAGTATCAATTAAGGGTGGCGATCTGAAAGATGTCGGTGTATTTCCGGATAGCGATACACTATATACTTTACCAAATCTGCGAGTATCATCGGATCAAATCTATGACGGTGAAACGCCCATCGCTAAATATGATATAAATATGCGAGGGTTAAACTCGTTTGTCGGTTCATTCAATACCTGTTTAGATCAGGTATATGCAAGTAAAGAAAAGGCATTGCATTGCTTTGTTGGTCATTTTGTAAACTACCCCGAAATAGAAGCTTTAATTGCGACTCAGAGAGCAGTATGTAAGAATCGGAATATTCCATTCATAGACTTGGCTGCTATTTCAGGGCTGACAAATTTCGCAAAGAATGTAAATAGTGATGGAACATCTGTCAACAACCTGATGAACTGGACTTCGGACGGGCTACATCCGGGAATGGATGACGGATCGCAAGCTTTGGCGAACCTGTTAACGCAATTACTAACAGGGCAATTGCGTTCCATATACGGCGATATGACGGGTATGCGTGTTAAGTTGGTCGGGGACTCGATCACAGTCGGAGCTACTTATAACGACTGGGGCGGTGTTGCGTGGGCGCAATTCTTACGTCGGGCTTGCGTGGCTCTTGGGGCTACTGTTACGATAAGCGGAGGTTCAGGTATGACCTTACGTGCTACTAATCTCGACGGGATTGATACGGGCAATACAATGACGGGCGGCGACCCTAGTATATTTAAATCTGAGGTAATAGGTTCATTAAGTACAATCGACCTGATTATATGGCAAATCGGGGTGAACGATTTTACAAATGATAAACGGGACTTTCAATTAAACTGGTAACTGCATGCAACTATATAATCCAAATACTACACCCTTGATCGACATTGAAGTATCGGACGAATCATACGCTTATAATTCGATAATGAATCGTGACGACCTGAGTTTGTATTTCAACCTGACACAGTATATAGATATGCCTATTGATATGTACTGTGTATTCCAGAACATGATGTATTATCTGGTCAGCGAGAATAACTTCAAGAAATCGGGTAACAGGAATTACGAATACACTTTAGTTCTTGAGGCTCCTGTTGCTTATATGAAGAAAACAAAGTTTAAGTTCATTACACTGAATAAAGAGCCGGATGGAAGTATCGAGTTAAACGCTCCACCGAAGATTAAATATTCATTGCGTGGTACTCCTTCCGACTTTCTGGATATGATTATCGATTGTATGAACTATAACGACCGTAACAGGGGATGGACTAAAGGAGAGTGTATTGATGGTGTTGAAATGACTATCGACATAAACGATATGTTCTGTTATGAATTCTTGGGTGATGTCGCTGACAGGTATAAGACCGAATTCAATGTTGAAGGTAAAACGGTTCATTTAAAGAAAGTAGAGAGAAAAGACTTCCCTCCTATCCCACTTGCTTATGGTGAAGGAAACGGTATTCTGTATGGTCTTGAGAGAAAGATTTATAAAACACCTATCTCGCGCGTCTGGATCGAATCATCCGACCGGAATATTGATTTTGCTTCGTATGGTAATGATACTTTACGGCTGCCGAAAAGCAGGACTATTGTTTACGAAGGAATTGAATATGTAACCGATTCTACAGGTTCTTATATTGAGCGTGCAGTACCACTGAGGGATGTTGCTGTTCCTCCTGAGGAAACACTCGATGTTACCGAGATTTACCCGTCACATGAAGGTACTATTACCGGCGTTGAAGAAATAGACGACAGCAAGGGTTTATGGGCATTTATTGATGCTGATAATGTAATCGACTACAATCAGCTGGCGATTGCCGGAGAAACGGCTGCTATTATCTTTCAAACAGGTGAACTGGCCGGATCGGAAAAAGAATTTACTTTCGCTTACGACCATACGACAAAACGGTTCCGTATTCAGCCTATTTCAGAGAATGGCTTGGTATATCCTCAAGGTACTATTATCCCTGCAGTTGGTGATAAGTATGCTGTATTTCATATTAAATTACCTCAGGAGTACATAGATGAAGCGGAAGAGAAAGCCTTGAATGAGGTTGTCGCTTATCTGTACGAGAATGAACAGCCTCAATATACTTATTCGGTTACTTTGGACCAGAAGTATGCTAAAGAGAATTGGGGTGTTATCGGTGACCGTTTGAATATCGGTTACTTTATCCACCTTACCGATCCTCATTTCTTACCTGAAGGTGCTGATATCCGGATAACAGCGACTACACGGTTTGTCAATAAGCCGAGAATGCCTAAGATTGAATTATCGAATAGTGTTACCCGTACTTCATTCAACACATCAGTCGTCAATAAGGTAGAGAATAATGAGCAGACGGTTGACCGGAAACAACAGGAGGTGATACGATTCGCTAAAAGAAGCTGGGCCCAATCGATGGAGTTATTAAATGCAATGCGTGATCCATCGGGTAGCTTTGTTGAACAGCTTCTAAGTTCTGTATCTATTCATTCGATGATGGCTTTATTTGGTGATGAAACCCTGCAATATCAATTTGTTGCGGCCGACTGGCTGACTGTTCAAACTCCGGCTTTTGCTTTTGATCCGGAAACGAAGAAATTCCTCTTACCGGCGAGTAATGTGAAGCATATGACTCTTGACATTGATACGATGCAGCCGAACCGGCAGCCTGACCAGTACAAGTACTGGAGTGTTACTCAATATTTGACTGATGTTCTCACTGAAACAGATCAGGGATATTATGTCTATATGAAATGCTCTAAATCATTTGACGAGACGGATGGCTTAATGATCGGTACCGGTGAATTCTTTATATCCTCTGAGGGTATAGGGCTTTATGATATTGATGGCTATTATTGCTTATGGGTCGGTTATCTGAGTTCCGAATTTGAAGGGGATCGTTCTTTTCGAACCGTGTACGGATACACCGAGATTCTGCCCGGACAAATGACTGTCGATAATATTTATTCGAGCGACGGGAATAGTTGGTGGCGATTGTTGGATAATCAGTTTAAAGTGCCGGGCTTAGATTGGAATGTGACAGAAGAGAACACTTTGACTCTGGCCAATGCTGTAATTCGCGAAACATTAAAAGTATTCGGTGAGGCTTTATTTGCCGGGTGGATTATCGATAATGACAAGTTCAGCTCTATTGCTCAAAATACGGATGGCACTCCTAAAATACTACTGGATGGTACTAACGGTATATTCAGGGTCAAAAAGCTTTGGGACTCGCCGGAACTGCAAGGACAGGAAACGATAGAGATCGATCCTGGGTCTTATGGTATTTATGCATACAATACAAATAATAATTCCCGCCTTTCGGCTAATGGGTTGAATGTGTCAAGCAGGGGTAGTTATGTTAGTTCCGCCGTTGATGGTAATACTTACCTATCTTCTGTTTCAGCGTTAGGTCGGGGCGCAATAAATACTGGAGAGAATTATAAAGGTACGATAGGTGTTTACGGAACTGCTTCAAATGTGAATGCTTCGGATGTAACTCCTGCTTATGGTGGTTGGTTCGATAAGCTTCGAGTGAATGGGTTAATATTAAAGGTAAAACAGATATCCGGAACAACCGACCAAAACACCGAACTATTAACAACCGATACTTATATTTTCTCTGATTCGACCGTACAGCAAACCGTTACGCTGCCTGCTGACGCTTATATCGGTTTAAAACTCGAGTTGAAGCAATGGATGAGCGGTTCTATAAGGTTACAACCTCCTACAGGTCATAAGTTATATCAGAACAGTACCGAGAGTACTTATATTGATATTGTCGAGGGAGAGACGGCTACGGTTGTATGTGTTGATGATAGACTGGTAGATGATGTTAAAGTAAAAGTATGGTTACTGAGCAAATATAAATATTAAAATAAAAAAATATCCGATCCTTCCTAGATCGGATATTTAATAATTAGATCATATCGGGTATTGTTTGGGATCATCTTTGTTTACGGTTCTGATGCTGTAATTATTAGATATGATAAATGTATTTTTAATATTTTCCTTTAAAACAAATGGGTTAACAGCAATTAATGTTTCTTTATATGCTCCATTCTCATAATAATCTTGAAACATATAAACCTCTTTAATTTTGGCGTAATCAACTATTATTTCTTTGGACTCCGTTTTTCCTTTAATATCTCCAAGAGATGCGACACGAATCCATATACCGTCTGATCCCTGATAGCCGATAACGCAATTGTATGTTATAGAATTGTCAGTTTCACGAGCGATCGTAAAACTGGTATAATCTTGTGTAACTATTGGTTCATTTTCATCGCTACTGCAAGCGAATAATGTTATTGCAAATAGGATAGTTAGTAGTTGTTTCATCCTAGTTGGTGATTTTATTTATTAATATTTGAAGCTAAATTATCTATATAGTCTTTTGCTTCGTTAAATTCAATACCCTTCCTTAACCTATAAAAGTCTACGGCTTGCAATAATTGCCCCTTTCGAATATAATCTTTTAAAATATTATCAAGTTGATTATCAGATAAAGTATTAGTATTATTTTTATTTGCGGGCTTATTCTTAGTCAAAGTTTTATTATTCTCTGAGTATATGACTAATATTGTGAAAGCAACACATATAAATGTAGCTATAGTAAATATTGTCCCTAAGAAATCCCAATCGCTTTGATATAAATTATAGGATATAATAGCCCCGACAATACTAAATATAAATCCCACTATTATAAGTCCGGCAAAAGATTCTTCTCCGTTCGCAATGCGTCTATTTATAGCTCTTTCATTGTCAAATTTTCGCTTTTCAGAATGGTATTCTCCTGCTTTATATTTATATCCACAGTTCAGACAAGTAATCATCATTTTATTACTTCCTATGGTGCCAGCTAACAATCCTATCCCCCCTGTAAGAACAGCACCTGCAACAGCTTTCCGTCCACTAAACCCTTTTTTATCACTTGTTAAATTTGTGGAATTACATTTAGGACATTTCATTATATCATTGGATGAAGATATCGCATTAGATGTAGTGTGTTTGTTTATTGGATTTCCACAGGTGGGGCAACTTACAGCTTTATCGCTAACTTGCTTACCGCATTCAGAACAATTGATCAGAGCCATAGCATTATATAGTTTTGTTTGTTTACACAAAACTAAACATTCCTTTCTATTTTCCTTTTATTTCTTCTAATAATTTTTCAATATCCTGTATTGAATTTATTTCTCTAATATCTTCTTTTATTTTAATAAAGCCGGTAATCCCATCATTTGCAAATAACTCTTTAATGGGAACATTTAATGCTTCCGCAATTCTTTCGAGCATATCTAGAGATGGTTTCGTCTTCCCATTTATTAGATTACTTAAGCTTGGCTGAGCAATTCCCATGTTATCAGCAATATCACTGACTTTTAAATTTTTCTCTTTTATAATCTCCTTAATTCTGAACATAAGTAAAGTATTAATTATACAGCAAATATAAGAATACATTTTATAAAAACATACAAATATAAAATAATTTCTTATAAAAGCTTGCGTAATATAAAATATATTTTTATATTTGTGATATAATTATAACAACATATTTTATAATTTAAATATCACATATGAAAGCAAACGATTCAAACAAAGTAAACTTCATTAAGGGCTTAAAAAAAGAAGATTATAACCCTTATTGCTCTTATTGCAGACCTGAAGATGTATGTGAAGTTGTACGTATGAATTACAATCTATCTTCTAAGGATATGCCTAAATTAATAAAAGTAGAAGGTGTTGACTATATGCTTTTCTTAACTAAGCAAGTAGGTGTAGTTGTTGACTTTGTATGTATTCAAAGAGATGGCAAATTTGAGCTTCTCGAAATGAGTATAAAAGCGTACAATGAATATGAGAGATATATGAGCGAATTAATGACAGCATAAGACAAACAGCCCCTTCGGGGGCTTCAAATACACACATATGAAAGCAACACATATATATACAGACAAATTCGATACTAAAAGAAAGTTAGCTAATAGAGTCCTAAAAGCTATGTCCGACATTAGCGAGTATAATAATGGCACTATCAAAAATCCTTGTGAACTGGCATCTTATGAAATGCCTGACGGCCGTACACTTATACAAACTATCTATGAAGATGGATATGTACGTTACAATGATGGCTGGCATATCGTAGAAGTAGACAACTTCTGTATGTATGTAGATATAACCGGCATCGCAGTAGCTGAGATTACTCGATGTAATGGTTCATGTGATTACGAGATAGAAGATAACGTAAATTAAATAACCAATCGGGGCGAAAGCCCCGCATAAAAAAATAAAGATTATGAAAACTACAGATTTAAGCAGAATAATGAGCGAAGCATGGCGACTATTCAAGGTAACAGGCGAAGCATTCGCAGAATGTCTTAAAAAGGCATGGCAACTATTCAAATTAGCGAAAGCAATGCGTAAGGGTATCGCTAAGTTTTATTTTCAAAAGATCGATGGTTCGATTCGTCAAGCATTCGGCACTTTGAAAGAAGATGTAATAGCTGATAAGATAAAAGGCACAGAGAGAAAATCGAATGATCTTCTTTTTACCTACTGGGACACTGAAAAAGAAGCTTTCAGATCATTTAAGAGAATGAATATAATATCAATCGCATAAATATATAGAGTTATGACAACTCCATTAATGTAGTTGTCATAAGCTTTCAATTTTGTATCTTAGTTCCTTGAAATACAGTTTACTTTTATTTAATAACAATAAATTAAATGTTGTCATAAGCTTTCAATTTTGTATCTTAGTTCCTTGAAATACAGTGAAGTATCAGAAGAATGCTGTATGTTACTTGTTGTGATAAGCTTTCAATTTTGTATCTTAGTTCCTTGAAATACAGTCTATAATAAGCAAAGCTAAGAGTGAGGCAGTTGTGATAAGCTTTCAATTTTGTATCTTAGTTCCTTGAAATACAGTCAAGAACGCTAAACTAAAAGCAATACAATTGTTGTGATAAGCTTTCAATTTTGTATCTTAGTTCCTTGAAATACAGTAAAGAGTACTAATGGTGCCAGCTCCATGCGGTTGTGATAAGCTTTCAATTTTGTATCTTAGTTCCTTGAAATACAGTTTAGAAGTCGTGTACGATAGTAAACCGTTGTTGTGATAAGCTTTCAATTTTGTATCTTAGTTCCTTGAAATACAGTATATGTATAGATAATACGCTGTAATTCAACAACTATCACAACTCATTAGGATTCCAAAAAATGATGTATTTCAAATAAAAATCCCGATTATCGTCGGGATTTTTATTTTCTACTATACTATCTTTAAAACACCATTATCATCCCGAAATAAGAGCTATCAATCTATCAGATGTACCCTTAGGCAAACGAGACACCCATGCTATCAACACAATTAATATAGTTATGAGCCATGCTACAACAGAAGCTCCAACTGACCACAAAAAAGATGAGGTCCGGGTTTCTCTTTTGGGGCAAAAATGAGCTACGCTATTCCTAAAGGCATTCCTTTCTTCAGCTAGCTCTTTAGAGGGACCCTCTAACGCTATTTGCATAGATTTAGCGTAGGTACTTGTAGCTTTGTCTATGTATAAATCCACTTTGTTACATTCGGTCTTTTGCCATTCCTTCATCTTTTTATCGATATTCTTACTATTCATTCCGGAATCCCTGAAGTCTTTGATTACCTTTATTTTTTCACGCTTATACCGGTCGTAGGCCAAAGCTATTAAAATTTCGTTATCTAAGGAGGCTGTAAGGTTGTCGTAAAAGTGGGGAGATTTTGTCTGTATCGGATTTGTGTCGTTTTGCTTTTCCATGCTATCTTACTACTTAACAGCTAAAGATAATCGTTTATGTTCTGATTCCTCTTTCTGAGCCTCTTCTTCTTCAACTTCTTTTTTTGCTATTTGCCAAGCATCGTTTAGCTTGTCTATGCTTAAGGCTTCCATTAATTGTCTCTTATACTGCATAGTAAGTTCCTCTTGTGTTCTTTCGGATTTTCTGGAAGATATACGACTGAATATATTTGCCATACTCATAGTTATTTAGTTTGTTCACGTGTTTTGTGCAAAACTACAATTATTTTTCAATTACAAATAAAAAATAAAGCTAAAAAATCTTATAGTACATGATGTTATAAGATATAGTAAGAACATCAAAAGTTGACATTAAGTTCTTCTGAATACAAAAAAAAACACACTTCTACCATCACTTTCTAATTTAATATAATAATTATTCAACAAATATAGGGATGATATTCAAACATATATCGTTCTGTTTATCCCTAGCCTATCATTTACATGGTAGGCATTTTTTATGTCTTTACCTTTAATATAAAAATAAGCAGCCTCTTTATATTTTAGGATAAATAACCAGATGAAAATAATCTACAACACCATTTTGCCAATCAAAGGGTATATAGCGATTAATCTTTTCGGGATCATCTTTGCTCGGAAAGAGTATAAACCGATATCGGATACCACTATTAACCATGAACAAATTCACACCAGACAGATGAAAGAGCTTTTATACTTATTCTTCTATCTCTGGTACGGTGTAGAATGGATTGTTAGGTTGATCCAATACCGGAATGCTAAAGCCGCTTATTACAATATATCATTCGAAAGGGAGGCATATAGTAATCAGGTTGATATGGGATATTTAGGTGTCCGAAAAAGGTTTGAATTCATAAAGTATTTATCTATAAATAAGAAAGCCAAATGAAAGAAATAGTTCGAGAAATACTAGACCCATATCTACCAGCGATATATAAAGTTCTGTTTGCGTATATAATAGTCTTACTGGCTGTAATTGCTGATCTATGGTCCGGTATAAGTAAATCAAAGGCAAAAGGTATATATACTCATACTTATGGACTTGACAGGACTTTGGATAAATTGCGAAAGAGGTATAATCTATTATTGGCTTTTAGCCTAGTGGATTCACTAATTATTATTTCAGAGATCAATCCGAGTAACATTCCATACGCAACGATAGGAGCTGCTATTATAATGTGTATGGTAGAAATAAAGTCGATA